AACGTAGGCAGTCTCTTCAACCGTTGCTGTATCTTGAACTAAACCGCCGCCGTTTGGGTGCTTGTGCCACCCTTGGGGAATTTCTTTTTTTGACATATAGTTCCTTTCTTGGGAGTGTATCCCACATCGGGCCCTGGGTGGCCCAATATGTGAGACACTCAGTCTAGCGTTTTGCAGCGTTCAACGATTGGCTCGACGCGGTTTGCTTGCCGCTGCCAATCCTCAAACTCGTTGATCTCTTGCTCCAATTCCTTCGCAGACTTGCCGGACGAAGGAGTAAAGAACAGATCAACGATATCTTTGGCTGTGACTTGCCAAGGCATTCTCATGCTTGTGCCTCCTTCAATGGTTCCGGCCTTACCTTTTTGTCCTGTTGTTCCATTAGTTTCCTTTCTTCGCGGCTGCTTTAGCGGCTTTCCGCGCTTCGCGCCGCTCAACTTGCCGGATTTGATGATCTAACTTTGTCCGGGTGATAGTGAGAGGCTCACCATTTTGACGGAATGACTTAATCATGGTTGCTCCTATTGGGAATGAATCCCGGCGAGCCTACCATAGCAGGCTCGACGTGTTCACTCCTCGCCTTGATAATGCCCACGGCATCCGGCATCTTCATAAACTACACGATCTGCAATAACCCGGCGAAGATGCATGATGTAGGCCACATCCAGATATACCACAGCGAACAGCAGGATGTAAAGCAAGGTTTTCCTTTTCATAGTTTTCCTTTGTGCTGCCTGTGCAGCTTGATGATTAACTCCGTGAGAGAAAGAGACATAAGGCAAAGCAGACCGAACAGAATCCAATACATTAAAGGGCTCTCCTTGTTTTACCGCACCGTAGACAGCGCCACCAGTTACTAAATGCATGTTCAAACTTGCGTTGCTTCTCACAATAGGGACAGGTTAGCCAGCGGATCATGACTTCTCTCCCTTCACGATTCGATCAAATCTAGCGCGACTCGGAGGCCACGCAAGAATCCTGACGCAGGCCCAGAATACACCCTTGATTTTGGTTTGGCTCATTAGCTGCCAAACCATTTTAAGCATGATCCAGGTTGGCATAGAGCCTACTTTCTAAAGATGTGTGGCGCTACTGGTGCGCTTGTGCCTTCAGTGTGTGGACGATTCTCCAGCCAAGTGCAAAAAGAATCTGCAACGGCCCAAAGGCAGAGTGAGAGAATGATACCGATGATAATTAGCATGAGAGTCTCCCGTGAAAGGCCACCGCGGGGACGCTAGTGGCCCTTCCCGCGCTACTCTTGCTCCGCGAATGTACGATCTATTCCATCCCGATACTTGCGCCTAATATTGCCGGCCCACCCTTGTTCGTCGAATGGTTCTGGGTCATTCACATACACCCGCCCTAGCTTATTCGCCTCAGGCGGGAACAGAATTGCAAGCAGCTTTTCAAGCATGATTCACCTCACGTAAAGATGATTGGGTCCTTGGATGGTGAAGGCTTAACATTGGGCAACGCCATAATCATGTCTTGCTTTGTGTTAGGACAAGGCATGTAATTATAGCCAGGGAAGAACTCAAAATGTGGGTCAGATGCAAGAACTATGAAAATTACGAGCCTGAGCATGTTGGTTCCACTTCTACCGGGGTGGAAATGTCATTGACAAACTCAGGCAGGTCCCGCGTATTTTCGGGGTGATAGCTGTCAACGCGGAATGAGCCGTGCTCATCAACGATATACGTCCGGTCGCTAGTCTTGACTGTCTCGCCGGGTTTCGCAAGCATATCTTTCATGTTCACTCCATTGGGAAAGTATCCCGCAGCGCCCACCGCAAAGATGGGCGCTATGTGATACTTCTAATACTCGTCGTCACTCCACAATCCCCAGTCGCCATTTTCATTTCGGCCCCAAAGGTATCCCATGACCGGGTGAACTTCATTCATGTAATCCGTTGCATCATCTTCAATTTCGCTTGCCCATTCGTAGTCTGCAAGAGACTCAGGCTGAGGGCAAGATGGGTCATCGTCATTTACGTCAAAGCCATAATCTTCGCAAAATTCAACTATGGCATCAATCGCATAGATGCCGCGTGCAGAATCCACGTAGCATCCAGGCTCAAAATAACCGCGTTTAGTCATGGGTATCCTCCTGAGCGTTAGAGTCAGGGGGCACCGAGAGCCAAACAAACATATTTGAGGCGCAGGGTGCCCCGGTAGGCCTGACTCGGCAAGCACTCCGGTTAGTGAAGCGCTTGATGTGGCAGGCTATGTTGGTGGGGTGCTGGCAGACAAACTTATCCTCACGCGCGCGTTACCTTAATTTCTTCCGCGGGCGCGTAACTATCACCGCGCCATTAATGCGGCGTGCAGGATAATCTTGGCAATAATGTTCTTGACCACTTCGCTGTCAGTCTGTCTCAACGCCTTGAGGTAGACGTCGTGCAGAGCTAGATGTACAGACATGGTTCTCCCCTGTCTCAAGCTTAACGAGCAAGCTTGCCCAGTAGGGCTCTTGCGAGCCCTCTAGGGAAAGATTACTCTTCTTTCTTGGCAAGCTTCGAATCGTTCGCCTTGAGGAACGCTTCAAGCTTTCCGCTCTTGACCAACGAGATAACCTTGGCCCAACCGCTGGCGTACAGCGTAACTGGATACCGACCCGTTCCGTAAAACGAGACAGCACCCTTCACCGAAACCCTCAGACCATCGGTCGTTGGGTTGTTCGCTTTGTGCTCAAGCTGTGCGATGCGCGCTAACAAAGCTTCCTTGGAAGCGTTCACGTCCAGCTTAGGAGCAGTGATCGTGGTAGACATATCGTAATCCTCCTATGGATTAGATGTGTTTTGACAACACATCCCCAAGCGCTCCGGTTAGTGAACGCTTGAGGGGTGTTGTCACCCACTGGCCACAGAGTAGCGACCTACTCACCCGCCGGGTTAAACCCGGCCAATAACTGTCCCTAGGATTGCCGCGGCTATACAACGCAGGCGGACGCACCGTCTCAGTCTAGTGTGCTCTTTAACACACGGAGAGTTACTGCCGTTCAGCGGCCTAATAAATAGCGACCGTCGAACGGTTCAGGTTTAGACTCACGGCGGGTTTAATCCTTGCTTCGCTACTGCCATTAGACGCGGCCAGTGAATCCGTTCGCCTGCTCTTCCGGTTTACCGCATCCGGTATTTCGTTGTGGCGAACGCAGATTCATAGTGCAAGGCAGAGACCAAACCGTAAGTCCTTTAGAATCAGTAAATGAAAAATGCAGATCGAGCATAATTTACGTGGTGGGTGTGTAAAATTTTCCTTGAAATTGATTATGTGTATGAAAACAAAGGACTTCATTTGAACGTAAATTGTGCTCGATTTTGAATATTTTACTTAGCTGTGATAGCGAACAGGCAGAACATTGTCGAAATGTGGGAGATTGCGGACATATTCGCGCAGATATGCTGCAGATCATCACAAACATATGCAGGGCGAAGCAAAGTGACTGACGGTCAGGAATGACTGAACGTGGCCGTTGTCTGACACATATCGAGTGTGCGCGATTATTTCCATGAAAATCGAAATATCCGCAAACTGTTGAAACAAAAAGACTTAGTGCAAGAAAATGCACCATAATATGCTTCTAAAAACCGGCATTTTGTGTACTTTTTGACACACTCGAATAGTATGTAACTATATCAACGATTCGAGACACGTATTGATTAGCGTATGTTGTTGATTTTATTGTAGTTATATTGAAAGGGGACCCTAGGGGTCTAGGGGGACAGGGTCTCCCACTTCGGCGCGAGATCCACCCGGTCACCCCACTTTTTGATACAAAAAATATTTATCAGGATTTTATGCGTACTTTAATGCAAAAGGGGACCCTAGACCCCCCGGGGGGTACTTTGTGGGCCAGGGACTCCTGCCAGGATCCTATCCGGCCGGCCCTTACAAGTCTCGAGAGACACTACTACGAAAATATGCCAATATATAGGCACTAGACGCTGGGTGCCCCGAATTCTACCCTGAAAAGTTATCCTAAAATTCCCACAGGTAATAATACACACACGGCCGGCCGATGTCACCGGTCACGAGTTTTTCTTCCCTGATCTTGTGATCTTCTATGAGGCGCCGGATCGCAATCTTGTACTCGTCCGGAAAGTTATCAGAACGCACCATGCGCGACAGAACATTTGACTTGACCTTCCCCATCGGAGCCTCGGTGATTGCCTTCACAATCCCTTCCATTAACCGGCCGATTTTCTTCTGACTCGGTAGCCGCGGAAAAACCTTCTTGCCTTCCTGGGTGTACTTCATGAGCCCCTCTCGAGCAAGATCAACTGCAACTTCTGCTATCGACTTGTACTCTGAAACTTCTTTCATTTTACTGATCCTCCTCGGATCTAAAAACACAATATCATCCTTTTAAAAGGAAGTCAAGAACTATTTTTCGGAACCGAAATCAATTCACCCTTTTTCTCCAAATCAATTCAACCTGAACCCAAAATAAAGTTAGGATATATCCTAAAAAACTTTAATTCAACCTGAACAGAAATTAGGGTGAATTAATTTCTGGAAGTCGTTTATTCATAAGAAGTTGGGAGGCATTTTGGTTGAATAGCCTTTTTAACCCCCTGTACCTCTCTCTCTCTCTCTCTCTCTCACGTCACGGGTTTTGTATCTCTCACACGGTTAGAATTCATTTTTGGATCCGAAAACACCAGGAAATGAATTCTTACCAAAAAGTCGCCCTGACCAATTTTAGTACATAACCCGGGGCCCCCCGCGCCGCCGCCTGCCGCCCGCGCGCATCCCGCGCACCGGTTGCGCCACCCTTCCGCCTCGAGTACACTTCTATAAGTCTCCCGCTCACACCGGTCATACTGCCAGATCCTGTACACATGTGTCTACCAGAAGCTCCGCGCCCGCTGCGCCCCGATCGCCCTCCAAATTATGCCACTACTCAAACATATAATGGAGACGCCGAAAGGCGGCTTGAGGGCCGCCCAAGACCTCCGGAAGGCCAGGAGCCAAAGACGGCCCTTTTCAGGGAACTCCCGATCCGCGGTAATCCTGCAGGGCTCAATAAACTCAAGTGAGAGCTCTAAGGCGGCCCCAAGTTCTTTCCGGCCTAGTCGGTACCTGAGTCAGCCGTGTATGCGGCAGGAGTCGGCGCCCAACCGATGAATCAGATCTTTAGGATCTGCCAAGCCGGAGGCCGGTCCAGTTTGTTCGCCCCTGGTTTGGACGAACAGCCGCGAATGAGTAGCGAAGCGAAAGTCCGGAAAGAGTCTAGCGATCAATTAAGGGGCCGGGTATTCGGGTGTCGGGGGCTCCACCAAATAGGAGAAGTCATGAGTGAGACAGCCAACAACTGTAAAGTTCCAAATATTATTCTGGGCGGATCTGGTAGCATAACTTCGTCTGGTATCAACGTAGACGGTAAGAATAATCACTGCTTCACCCTGGACGAACTTCTAAGCCCTGCGGCACTCGAGCTTCTGAACGGTCAAGGCTACGTCTGTTTTAAAATTATGGATGCTTGGGGAGATAGAGCAGGATGGTTTTCGCGTAAAAAGAAAACGATAATCGAATCAGAAGCTGTAGTGATAGGAGCAAATTCAGGATTCTAACATGAACAAAAAGAAAATCATCAAATACGTGATCATCAGCAATTTATATAACAGAGGTTGCCGGATTGCGACCGGCACCAGTGATAGAGAAAATGATGACTCTTTCAAGCCTGGAGTTCTCTATGATGAGTGCGAAAAAGGTGCCCAACTTTTTGCTAACCTGCGGATAGCCCGACGAGCAATCGAACGCAGTATTGCATTCGCTGCCAAATATCATTCAAATCATGCCTACTGGCAAAAAGGGTGGTCGATCATTCCTGTGAGGGTAAAGTGACAGAGCAGAAGCAACAAGAAGAGTCCGTGTACCGCAACGCCTTCTCTCTGGCCCTGTGGGACGGCGCCTCAGACGAGCAGGCCCACATCAAGGCTGAAGCCGCGGTCGAGAAGCTGCGGAAGCAACAGGAGGCAGAATGAACAAATGGTTTATAGATAGTAAAGGAAATATGTTTGAAGTGATTGAAGACGGGGGCTTCACGATTTATAAACCTTTGTTTAGTCAGCCGGGTGGATGTGTATCTTATTCTCAGGAGAACAAAATGGATTTCAGTATCAATCCCGAAGGTCCTTTCAAAGTTCATATGTTGAATGAAGCCGGCAAGATCAAGGCCCAGGTTCTTGCAGGAGCGTTTGATCAACTTCTTTCACTTGTTCTTCATAACTGCCGGCCCGATCCTTATCGCGTTCAATCAACCATACAGGATCCGGCGGCTACCGGCAATCCGGCCGTGAACACAGAAGAGTTGAAACAGTTCATCTTTAAGTTGCAGGAAGCATCCTTCTACGCCAAGCGTGCGATGGCAATGCTGCCGGAGAATCAGCAATGAACAGGGCATATATAAGTTGTGAACTTACTGGAATGAATGCATGGCACATTTCTGATCCGACAATTCCTAAGATTCGGATGGCTGTGCAGTCACTGGCAGGAAGGAACCATAGGCCTTTCCCTGGGGGAGCAACATTCACTGAGAAACCTCGCCGCGATCACATGTTCCGCGGATACATCGATCCTGAGTCTGTGCAGCAACTGGTTGATGCCGGCGCGGCTATGTTTGAAGTGGATGAAGATGTTTTTGAGATAGGAAGTACCGGAGTAATTTTTCGAGTGACAAAGTTTGTGAAAGGTGCATTTATTTTTACCGAACGTGACCCTACCGTTCTGAAGGATCTACAACAATGATTGTGATGTTTCAATACCGCGGTAAAGCTTATACCTTCGACTGCGTCGATGAAACACTGCTCGACATAGAACAAATCCTGGCCGATATCAACAAAGGAAAAGTCCAGGATATGGGAATGAAGCCTTCCGAAGTAACAGAGTTCCTACGTCTCCGAAAAGAAATTCCGGGCATGGGAGAAGGCACACCATCATGAAGCCCTGGCAGAAGATGTTGCTGTTCACTTTGACGATGGCGATCGTAACATATGCTGTCGGATCCCTGATCCCGAATGACAGATTTATATTGACAGTTGGGATGTCTTCCTGTATAGTCTTAGTCGGCATGCGAGTGATGCGGCCAGCACAAGGAGAATGAGATGGCGAAAAAGAAAAATCAAAAAACCTTTCAGGTGTGGGCCCGGGTTAATGTTTTAGCAACAGTCAATGTTCCGGCTGATACTCTGGAGCAAGCTGTTGAAGTGTCTAAGACTTTGACATCTGATGATTTTTTGTATGAAGGCCGATATGACGGGACTGTCGAAGACACAGAACTAAACATCACAGGGGTTATGGAGAACTAGTGCCATTCCATTGGTGTCAAGACGAAACTAATGCAACGATCGCCGCGTTCTCCCTCATCTTGGGGTTTTGGCGAATGGTGTTGAACTACGTCTACCAAATTTTTAAAGGAGCCAGCAATGCGTTACTACGTTTGCGAATGCGGAGCAGAATTTGACGACGATCAGCAAGGCGCCCGGGAGCATATGCTAGACGAGCACCTGGACTTGATTGAAACACGATTCGAAGACCTCATCAACGAAGGTGTTTTTGAGGAAGAGAATTTCACGGAAGAGGAATACTATGACGAAGCCATCGAGGAAGTTACCGAAGAGCTTCTCGATCTGACTGGTGACGAGGACTAATTGTGATAAACAAAATACTCGTTGGGACATATCAATTAGGTCTCAGAAATATAAAGGTTTTTGCTGACCCCAATACTGCCAGCGGCTCTGTCATCATGATGCCAGAAAACAAAGGTGTTGCTGAGGTTAATGTTGGCATAGCTAAAAGTTGGGCAGAAACTGTATCAACATTTCTTCATGAGGCTTTTGAGTTGTCATTCATAGATTTAAATGGTCGGTACAGCCAGTCTCCAGGCTTTTGTCAAGAAGCTTCCGACTTCATTTTCTTAGTGACTCACAATCAGTTTTCAGATGCCGGCGAACGAGTATCGGAATTATTGGTAAAGGCTTTGCCGGCCTTAGAAAAGATTTATAAAAAGAATCAGAAAAAGTGACAGGAGATGATGCGTGAGAATCAATCTCGATCAAGCGCTGATGTTGGTAGAAAACATTCTGCTGATTTGGGTTGTGATCCAGGGTGAGTACATTCGATATTACGAACGGGAAGTTCACCGCATTCAATCTGAAAGAGAAAAGGAACGGTCAGAATGGCGTCAACAGAAACGGAAACAAGCAACCAAGAAAGCGGAGGCATTGATCACGACTCCGGTGTCGACTGCCGGGGAGCGCGGCCTATAACTGCGCGTGAACAGAAGCTGTTCTTTATGTCAAAGCTTAGAACTGTCTGCGCTTTGTTCGGCGCAATCTCCCAGGCGATCACGGTACTGATTACAGTCTGGCTGTTGTTACATAGGCACTGACATGAATAATTTCGGATGGATAGGCGTTGATTTTGATGGCACCCTTGTGGAGTATGAACGTTGGCTCGGGCCCGACGTATTTGGTGCTCCAATTCCTAATATGGTTCAGCGGGTTATAGACTGGCTCGCAGAAGGCCGAGAGGTTCGTATTTTAACTGCGCGCGTATATGCTCCACAGAATGATGCAGGCAGGCAGAAGGACGCTGCGATTGCTTTGTTGGCAATTCAAGACTGGTGTGAGAGTGCTTTTGGCCAACGTCTCGCTGTGACCTGCCAAAAAGATTTTACAATGATTGAGATGTGGGATGATCGTGCAGTTCAGCTTATTCCAAATACCGGCGAACGGGCAGACGGTAAACCATGAGATTCAATCTTATCACCTACATGAATTATCCTTTCGGCCTCGGCTGGGACTACAATCTTTTGAAGAATCTTCTTGAAGGTTGGGGCCATGAAGTCCGCGGCGTGGATCTTCGCAGCATCGAAGGTAATTGGGAAGGTCCGGTTGAAGACGCTGATGTAAACATTTTCTTGGAGTTGCTGTCCGGCCCCCTCTTTAAATTTGCTAAACAGAACTGGTTCATTCCAAATCAGGAGTGGTATCACGCGCAGTGGGACCGCTGGCTTCCAGGACTGGATAAGCTTCTCTGTAAGACACATGAAGCCTATAATGCTTTTGCTAGTCGAGTGCCAGACGAGAAACGGATTCACATCGGATTTGAATCTCGGGATCTTTATGACCCGACTATTCCTCGTAAGAAGAAGTTTTTACATGTGGCCGGAGGTAGCGCATCGAAGAATACTACGGCGGTGGCCTACGCCTTCGCGAAGTTCTTCAACGATCCATACGATAAGGATTGTAATCAGGAATTGGTTCTAGTATCTCGAGACTGCAACCACAACAATCTTCTTCGTGATCGCAAAAATTGTCAATATATTGAGAAGGCCGGTGATGAAGAACTTCGCATTCTGATGAACGAATGCACCTATCACATCATGCCATCCGGGGCCGAAGGGTGGGGCCACGTTATTCATGAAGGCCTCGGCTGTGGTGCAGTTATGATTACTACAGATTTCCCTCCCATGAATGAAAGCACAGGCATAGATAGAAGGTATCTGGTTGCAACACCGAAATGGGATCCAATGAATGCTATTGGCCGATTTGCTTGGGTTGGTGCTCTTCAAGTTAAAGCTGCCGTTGAGCAAGCAGCACAGATGTGGAACACGCGTGACCGTCTTCAGGCAATTCAAGATAAGGCTCGTGCGTCTTTCTTAATTGATCGGGAATTTTTTCGTCAGAAGTTTAAGGAGCTAGTGGACAATGTCTGACATTACTCGAGCACTTCAGATCGGCGGCATGATGCGGCCCACAGAGTTGCAATGGCTTGCAGATCAAGCTGAGAAGCATTATCGTATTGTGGAGATTGGTTCTTGGATAGGTCGTAGTACCCGCGCATTGGCAGACAATACGCGGGGCTCGGTGTATGCGGTTGATACTTGGGCGGGCTCTTGGCAGACAGATGATGATCCAGACTTTCAACGCGGTGGTCCCGATTGGTTATATAGTACTTTTCTAAAAAACACAAGCGATTGCGCTGCAGTAATTCCCTATCGCATGAGTTCTTTGGATGCTGCAAAACTTTTTGAGGCAGAAGATCTATTCGATATGATTTTCATTGACGGGTCTCATGACTACGACAACGTGCGTGCAGATATTCTCGCGTGGCGCCCGCTGTTGGCTTCGGGCGGCCTTCTCTGCGGTCACGATTATAAATATGATCCGTGCGATCCCATTAAGCGTGAAAGTTTTCTCGGTCTGGATCGTGCGGTCGAAGAACTTGTTCCCACAGTGAAGATTGCAGTGGATACGATTTGGTACGAGGCATAATATGGGTCTTGATAGAAATAATCGTAGGTTTTTGGAGTTTGCCAAGAATCAGTGGGGTGTAGATTTTTCTGAGACTGCTACGCTCGGGCATCAGGAGTTTCATGAACCTGTGATAGACGTCGGCATGAAATATGCAGATGACTATTTGCACTTTGTCTTAGGAGCACAACGAGTAGCGTCGTTTGACGCATCTGATTATGAAGGTGCTACATACATCCATGATTTCAATAAGCCGATTAATTTGGAACAGTACGGTCGATTCACGGCCGTGATTGATGCCGGCTCACTCGAACATATTTTTAATTTTCCCCAAGCGATTTCAAACTGTATGGATATGGTTGCTGAGGGCGGTCATTTGCTTATCATGACGCCGGCCAACAATCTTTGCGGACATGGATTTTATCAGTTCAGTCCAGAGCTTTTTTATCGTGTGTTATCTCAATGGAATGGTTTTAAAATTCAAGATATGTTTAGCGCCGAATTACCAGAAGCGAACTGGAACACAATTCCGGATCCCGAAGTAGTAGGATATCGTGTGGGAGTTCAAAGTAGCAAGCCCACAGTGTTGCTTGTACTTGCAAAGAAATTAGTATCAGTTCCTCTTTCATTGAATCATTTGCAGCAGAGTGACTATGCTGTAGCGTGGAGAACGTAATGGATACGATTCAGAGTCTTTGGGTTGACGGTTCGTTGTCGCCGGTGGAGCAACTCTCCATCAAATCTTATCTTAAGGCCGGCCACCCATTCAATCTGTATACTTACGGTGATGTAAAAGGTGTTCCCACCGGGGCGCTCGTCAAGGACGCGGAAGAGATTGCGCCGAAATGGAAGATAGCTAAGTTTCAGAATCTAGCAAACTTTTCGGACTATTTCCGATTCATGATGCTCTACAAGCGTGGCGGCTACTGGTCCGACTTGGATGTGTGTTGTTTGCATGCATATGATTTTGAAGGTCCTTACGTCTTTGCTTCGCAAAATAGTGGACCGCCCGAAGTAGAAGCCAGAGAAGTTCTGACAAGTTGCGTGATAAAATCACCCCCGGGCAGCAATATTATGCGTCGATGTCTAGAGCGCATTTCAATGACGGATACTATGCATAATGGATGGGCCGATATCGGTCCTATTCTTCTCATTGAAGAAGTTCCTAAGTGTGGACTTCAACAGTACGCAAAATCGAAGCTGACGTTCTGCCCCCTGGATCACTACGATGCCCCTGATTGTATTTTCGGTAACGGAAGTGGTCTATTAGAGTTTTGTTCGACTGATACGCGGGCTGTGCATATGTGGAATGAGGAAGCGCGTCGTGCCGGCATCGACAAGTATTCTTCATATCCAAACAGCATGTTTGAGACGTTGCAGAGGAGAATAGGATGAGCTTTTTTAAAGATGCGGAATTAAAAATAGTTCTTCGTGGCGGAAATTTAATTCATGAAATATCAATATCTGATCCGTGTGGAAAAGTATACGCTCAATGTGAAAAACACAAAAATTATTGGCAGAGAATTTATGCCAACGAGTTTGCATCAGTCGAACTGATACGAGAAACAGCGCAGAGAATTATTGATGCATGTCCAATGTGCGAAGCAGAAAAACCGCCGGCTAGACTCTGTTTTCCGGAAGGAGCCGAACTGTGAAAGACATCGTCCTCATTCCTACATGGTATCGTCCTGAGTATTTGCAGTTATGCTTGGAGCATCTGGCTCAAACTCGCGGCATTGAGAGTAAACAGATCTGGATTCTGCAGGATCAGCATCAGGATGATTTGATTCGGCATGCTGTTGAAGAGAACTGGACCCAAGATGTTCTCGCTTCATGGCAGCAATACAAGGCCCTGGACATTCGATTCATCCGCGCTACGCCGCACTGCACCGTTGGCAATAGTCGCAACGTGTTGTTCGGCTATCATCGCGCATACAACACTGGAGCAAAGTACGTCTATCTGATTGAAGACGATGTCTTCGTGACGCCGGACTTTTTCGAATGGCACGAAGCCGTGCAGAACGATGGGGATTATTTCTGCTCCGTGGGCTACAACTGCAAGTACAAACGGCCAGACATTCTGACCAGTGAAGATCCCGGCGCCTACTACAGTGCGCGTTGGTACGGCTCATACGGAGTCGGCTGGAAGCGCGAAAAACTAGCTCCAATCTTTCAACACGACATTCTCAACTATGTATGCAACATGACTGCATACATAGAGCGCGTGCTTCCCAATACGCCGCTAGGAGTGCAATTCACAGAGCAGGACGGACTCATTGAGCGCATCATGTGGCTCAGCGGGAAGCCTGTGGCGTTTCCTTATCAGTCGCGGGCCTATCATATGGGTTTCTATGGTTATCATCGGGAGGGCGCCCGTCCGAACGGATTTCTGGATGCGAAGATCGCTGGCCTCAGGAAGATGGTTTCAGATCCGGCTACATTTACAAGTTCTATCAATAATCCTTTCAACGATCTGACCCCATTTCCGACAGAGTTTCCAGGGCGTATTGAGAAACTTCAAAAGCTACAGGAGTTCGTATGAGAGACATCATCATAATCCCGACGTTCGACCGACCAGAGTATCTTCTGAACTGTATAGAGAATTTGCGCGGTGTTATTAGTAAATCATTCGGTACAGAAAAATGGATATGGATCACCGAGGATATTCACTCGGATAAACCAAAGAGTTTTACTACTCAGTGGGAGATGATGTCTGTTATTCGTGAAGCCAACAAATTATTTGGACTCACTTTTCGGTATATGGCTACGCAGCCCCATTCAACTTTCGGAAATAGTTACAATGTTTTGAATGCAATTCAAGAGGCTGCAGTGTACGATGATGTTGATAAGGTTTATTTGATTGAAGACGATGTGATGATTACAGACGATTTTTTCCGGTGGAATGAGGAAGTTCACGCTAAGTTCCAGCCGTGGGCATCATGCGCCGGCAGATTGAACCGTAGCCTTAATTTCGCAATGAACGGGCCCGAGGCCTTGGATGAAACATTTAAGGATACGCGCGCATGTCGCGAATCGGTGACCGCGTATAATTCTTGGGCTACTTGTTTTTCAAGGCAAGCTCTGCAAGATATTTCACAGATGGCATACGGCCATGAACATTTTCGTCCGGGGTATGAGCAGGACATCATGATTCAGAATCACATTCGTCGTAATAAGTTGCCGACGATTTGGCCCTATGTTCCGCGCGCCTATCATATGGGTTGGTATAGCTATCACCGCGACGGAATGAGATTCAACGGAACCCTGGAAGAGAAAATTAAATCGCTTCGGTCTACGGTTAAGAATCAATCTAGGATTAAATCGATGGCATGCATTCAGGATATCGATGCATTCCCCACAACGCAGCACGAGCCGGTGACCGGTCTCTACCTGAGGTAAGATGAACATCAAAGCCCGCGCAAAATACTTAATGGATAGTTTTAAGTTAACAGTTGAGAAATGGTTAACAGTGTTTACTTTTCAAGGCGGCTGTTGCGCAATTTGCGGCAACAAACTGATTAAGGCGAACACAGATCATGACCATAAGACCGGTGAAGTCAGAGGCCTCCTGTGCGCGCGATGTAACCGGGCCCTGGGCCGGTTCGCTGATCGGCTAGACCTTCTGGAGGCGGCTGTACGCTATCTAAAAGACCCCCCGGCTCGTAAAGCATTGGGATATATACACATAGGCTATTCGGGAAGGATCGGGACGAAGAAGCACCGGAAGATGATGGCAAAATTAAAGCGGAATGCCACCACTTAAACATATAATGGAGGTCCTATGACCTTACAACAGCTTGAAAGTGGTGTCAATATTTGGGCATCTTTTGTGAAAGCCCACGAGAAACTAGTCCTTATTTTGGCCCTTGTCGGCTTAGGTTTTTATGGCTACAACCGGGGGGTGAACGCTTGGGAAGCTTATGATAAGCGTCACGTCGCCCTGGACCAGCAGAAGATCGATCAGGCACACCAGGAGAACGCTGCTCTAGCACAGCAGCTTGCGGCCCTTAAGTTTACCGTGGACACGAATGCCCGGATAGCCGATGCAAAGATTTCGGCCGCCCATGAGGCTGCCAAGAAACAACAGGCTACAGACCAGCAGCTTCCGCTACCGGATCTTGCGCAGCGGTGGGCTTCGCTTCTTCCTATTACAACCCATCCAGATGATATTGTTCCTGCACCCGACAATAAATTGGTATTGACAGAATTTGTGTCTCGTGCTACAGTAGTAGAGTTAGAAAGAATTCCTGATCTCACTGAATCGGTTGTGCAGACGACAGCGGAACTCGCGGGATGCAATCAGGTTCGCGCAAAGCAAGATGAAGTACTTGCAGGCAAAGATAAAGAATTAATTGCAGAGAAACAAGCTAGAGTAGACGACGCCAAGCTGGCGAAAGTAGCACAGCGGAAATCCTGGCTTCGTGGATTCAAAGTCGGGGCAATCGTCGGTTTTGTAGCCGGCGCATTCCTCGGACATAGTGTTTAAAATCTTAGGAGATTCAATGTCTCATAACGTCGAAGAAGAGAAAGTTTTAATCGATCAGACAGTAGCAGTTTACGAAAAGAATGCCGGAAACATTCGCGCTACTGCGCTCGAATTAGGTATTGCAAGAAGCACTGTTAGAGATCGCATCAAGAAAGTAGGCCTAGGAAAGAAGCCCCTAGCCGGCGGAACCAAAGAAGGTACTCCGACGCAACCTGAAAAGCTTCCGCAAGCTGGAGAAGTAAAACGATATATTTTGACTTCTGCGCAAAATAATACTCATGTTCACGCAGAATTTTTGGAAAACTTGGAAACCTTGGCAAAATATTATAATGCCGAAATCATCGTAGGAACCTATACCTACAATCAGAATCACTATGGCAAGTTGAGTGTGAAGCGCGGTAAAGATAAGCAGGAAGAGAAGCAGTTGTGGTACGATCCGGCTATCATAAAGTACATCAAAGACTACCGCATTGAATTAGGTAAGGGGCTGGTATGGGCGGGTGAATATAACGCGCTGCCGACGAATGTTAACCCCCTGGCCGGGTTGGAATCATACACCGGACGCAAGAGCGCGATCTTCCCTCATGCGAAGCTGGCTATGCGCAGTATCGCAACTATGCAGGGCGAGGGAGTGAAGCTGAATTATACCACGGGCACCGTGACACAGCGTAATTACATCCAGAAGCGCGAGGGCGTGATCGCAGAGTTCCACCACATCTACGGCGCGCTACTGGTTGAAGTTAACTCGGATGGTCATTGGTGGGTCCGTCAACTGAATCAGGATGAGGGCACCGGGACGTTGCAAGATTTGAATGTGTTGGTGAAGGGTGGAAAAATCATCAGCAAAACGGAGCGCGTGGAAGCTATCACCTACGGTGATCTGCACGGCACCTTTGCGGACCCAGGTATCGTGGCAACATCACAAAACATGCTTGACATTCTGCGTCCCAAGTATCAGTTCCTGCACGATGTAATGGAAGGCGTGTCGATCAATCCGCATGACCGCAAATATAAGAATAACCATGCAAAGTTCCACACATGGTTGCGTGGCTACGGACGCTTGGATGCCGAATTAAGAGATACGGCAGCGCTCTTGAAGACTTTCACCCGTGATTTCTCGAAGACTGTGATCGTCGATTCGAATCACGATGATGCGTGGTTGCATCGTTGGCTGCAAGAATACGACTATCGCGTGGATCCAGCGAATGCGGAATTATTCTTGAAGCTACAAACATATGTCTACGAGCAGATTCGCAGAGGTAAGATGCCGCGCGACATCAGTGTGATTGAGTATGCGTTGACCGGCGCGGGCTATACAGATCCGGCAAGATTTTTGCTGGCAGACGAATCGTATTTGATCTGCAATCGCAAGATCGAATGTGGTATGCACGGTCACTTAGGCCCAGGTGGGCGCCGCGGTTCACCGGACAATCTTTCGAAGATGGCGAGGAAGGCCAATACCGCACACACCCATGCCACCGGGATTTACAACGGACTCTACGTGGCAGGCACCAGCAGCAAGCTGCGTTGGGACTACAACCTCGGGCCCAGTAATTGGACGAACAGCCATATTGTGACCTATCCGAATGGCAAGCGTTCTATCATAACGATTTACGCTGATAAGTGGAGAGCATAATGGATAAGCAGATTATACTCGGCTTCGGCAACAAGGCTCGCCAGGGAAAGGATACAGCCGCATCCGGGATTGAAGAGTGGGTCAAAGCTGCACAGTTTGGAAACATTCTTCATGTGGGTTTTGCCGACGCTCTTCGGATTGAAGTGTCTGAGGCTATTAAGAATTGCGGCGGGGATGTAGAACTCCTTTTGGCTCAAGGACCGGAACCTGGAATCAGGTTTCCTTCGTGGGTTAAGGCTACGCCTAATCCGACGATCGAGCCACTGAGTCCTTACGGAAAGCACGCTACGATCATGCAGTGGTGGGGCACGAATTATCGTCGAGAACAGAATCCAAATTATTGGGTTGACAAATTCAAGGAACGTGTGGTAGGATTTGAAGGAGTAGTAGTTGCAGGCGATGTTCGGTTCGTGAATGAAGCTATCGCGATCACAGAGCTTGGTGGCTTTACAGCGAACGTGCGGCGCCTTAACGAAGATGGAACGCAGTATTTTGATTCATCTCGGCCAGCAGGGCATCAGTCTGAAATAGAACTGGATACCTGGAACTGGGATTATAGGATCATTGCGAAATCAGGACAAGTTGAATTAGTCAAAGCGCAAGCCGTACAGATTTTATTCGATGTGATGCGCTTGAAGAAATGGATATCATGAAAAACAAACCGACTGTTTATTTGGCCGGCCCTATCCGCGGAGAGCAAGATTACGTTTGGCGTAAAGCCTTCGTAAAGGAATATCAGAGTGAGATGCAGTTTCGCATCCCTTCGGATATCATTACGATGGACATGGCTAAGCTTCGGAATTTCGGTCCAGCGGCTTACATGACGTATCGTACCGACCTGGATCTGATTGATCGGTCGGAGATCGTAGTAGCGAATTTGCTTCCTATGTCTGACGGATATCCTGCGATAGGTACTCTGTTTGAGATCGGGTATGCACGCGCGAAGGGAAAGCTTTTGTTTATCGTCGCAGATCAGAAGCGAAAGGAGCATCCGTTCCTGGCTTTTGGCGCCGATGGATTATATCCAAGTTTTGAGGAACTCGGTGTGTTCTTGCATCAGTATCTCGGGATCCTCAATGGTGGTTGTCCGGTGTTTGAAAAACTTTAAGGAGAATAAGAAATGCCAATTTCAGACGTAACAATGCGCACGATCAAGTGTGACAACGAGAAGTGCGACAAGGAAGTCACGTTCAATGTTCAGGATCAGGCCGCCATTGCTGCGCTGCCCGACTGGCTGCGAACCTACCGCAACGTCGTTCTCGGAAATAATGCCCGCTTTGGGTATTGCTCTGACGAATGTGAAGTCGAAGGTGTGACGTCCGGCGTTCATAACGTTCCGGAACCCAAGAAGGTCGAAGTGGCCACACCTGCCGATGCGCAGCAAGTAATTGCAAATGCCAAGGTGGCTGATGCGCTAAAGGCCAAGAAGGGCAAAGGCAAAGTTAGCCTCGAGTAACTATGGACACATTCATTCGCATTAAGGGTATACTCAAGCAGCCCATCTACGAGACAGGGCCTTGGTATACCCTATGGCGTTTGAAACCTGTTGAGACTTACAAGTCTATGTCTTTCTCTGCTAGTCATAAAGACGATGCAGAACTTTTCAGCATCATTGATAAGGTGATGGGAACCATTATGCACAACCAAGGAATGTCTGTTGTGACAGATGAGTTGATGTCTACCAAGAAAGTAGATAATTTACAATTCTGGCCCATGCATAATTTTTCTCATATCGAAGTAGAGACTCGGCTTTTGTCGGCTCCCCCAGTAGAAGGTATGGTTCAATGAATTCGACATTCGTAATCACAGGAGAAATCGTTCCGGCGACTGCCAACCAATTCTTTTGGGTAGCAGGCGAGGATTTTATAACAGATGTTGTTATATCATCTCCGGGCGGTGACATAGGGCTGACGTATGGAATGTTCGATGTGATCAAGTTCCAGAAGATGCGAACGCACGTCGTTGGACTAGCTCAGTCGGCGGCCGCGGTGTTGCTGCAGTCCGGCAGTTGGCGAACCATGACCAACAGCAGTCTTTTGCAGTTTCATGCACCAGAAGAAAATGTTTCTGATGCAGAGTTTCGGTTGTATACTCAGCTTGTTGAGATGGTGGCACAGCGTTCCGGTCTCAACATTGCCGAGGCACACGATCTTTTTGACAACCATTTTATTACAGCGAATCGGGCCCTGGAGTTAGGCCTGATCGATGAAATCGCGGAAGACGCGAAAGTTATGAGGTGGACCAGAGATGGGAGAAGTCACAGAATTCCGGAAATTGGAAGCAGGAACGGGACCAATGAAACCGAAGCTGACGGATGTGGTGGCGGCATTTAAATTTTCGCGCCTGCCTCGAGAAGAACGTATGGCTCAGCTTATCGAGCAGATTATTGAAAATAATGTTTTCTCTGGATTAGGTCCAGAGTCAATTCGTATGATTACCAGCCAACTGGAACCATACGCTAAGAAAGACTTCGCGGTTCGTTACGGGCACCTGGACGATGGCAAGAATTAGGATCACGCGCGATACAGTAGAAATAGAAGCGCGGTTACGATCATTCATAACCCGGGCGCCAAGACTTGACTCTAAGATCTCTAAGCAATTACTTGCAGCTATCTCGGGTCTAGCCTATTTATACAAAGTGGAGATGGGGCCTATATTCTACACTTTGATTCGTAACTATTTTGGTTATATGCCAAAGAGTGAGTTTGACACAAGCAAGCCACCTACTGAGTCTCAATTGAAGCCAGAGGAACCAGAAAATAAACCCTTGACTCCCGAACCAATCAGTGGTATATTGGATGGGCTGGAGGATGATGATGGCGACAAAGATTGAGTATATTCCGTTTGCAGATCAACAAGTTGAAGGCGATTGGCGCGTTGAGGCTATTAACGAAAAAGAAGGTGAAGTTTATATCGCCATTTTTAGTGGTCCCGGCTGTGAAAAGCGAGCGCACGAATATGCAGCTTTCAAGAATGGCAAGCACCCTTTGTCTGCCCCTAAACCTGTTGTTGCCCCTCCCGTTCCTGTTCCGGCCCCTGCGGCGCCAGTGGCAGAGAAACTTAGCCGCGGAGAGTTTAGAATACGGACTACAGATAATGGAACTTTAGTTGTTCGTCCGCATGAGATGAATTGGAAGTTTGACAAAATTAGGAAAACACTTTCAGGAAAGCCTAAGCCGGCAATCGAGCGGATCGACGGCATAACTGTCGAGAAAGAGGAAAAGTAAATGTTGATAGCGTCTTTTGATTTCGAAACAACCGGGCTCGACGTTAATCAGGACAGAGTTATAGAAGTGGGGGCAATTTTATACACTACCACATTCAAGCGCGTGGTGATGGCTGAAAGCTTCCTGGTCGACAACGAGCAGCCTATTCCTAAGATCATTACGGATATCACCAAGGTGAATAAGCCAATGATCGATAAGTTTGGTTTGACATCGGCAGACGGGCTGGCACGGCTACAGAATTATTTCGACATGTCGGAAGCTGTGCTTGGAAAGAACATCACGGACTTCGATCTTCCGCTGTATCGTAACTGGTGCTTGCGTGAGAAGGAAGAGCCGATTGAAAAGATCATTGTTGATCTTGAGACAGATCTGATTGATGTCGAACCAAAGCACTTGGGATATATGGCGGCCGATGATGGATTTTTGAATCCATTTCCTCATGCAGCTTTGCCGGATGCCTGGACCGCGCTTCGTCTATTCGAGCGCAACGCAGAGAAGTACGGACTCGAGAAGGTGATTGAGCATGCTAAGTCTCCGCGCGTTTATCTTAGAGCCCATGTGACTTTCGAAACGAATTATCTGGCGCGGGAGAGAAAATTTCGCTGGAACAATGATCGAAAGATTTGGTGGAAGGTTTGTAAGGAACAGGATTTAGAAGCTGAAACTAAGGCGGCTCAGTTTGATGTGTCGCGCACAGATCCAGTTCCTACCCATTAAGTTTCGGCGAAAGCCGAATGTAGTCAAACTCACAAAGTGAAAGGGAGACAATAAGCCTATGGCAATGATAGTCTCAGTAAACACGAAAGAGTACGAAAAACCGGCCGAGGGCGTAGCTCTCGGTGTTCTAGCTGATGTCGCCGATTTGGGTCTCATCGACGGACCTTATGGCGCGAAGCCTAAATACCGGTTCTCCTGGGTGATCGACCAGAAGGATTCGGAAGGAAACTATTTTGTGGTTTCCAAGACGTACACTGCTTCTCTTCATGAGAAGTCAAACATGTATGCCGATGTGAAGGATATCCTTGGAGCGCCGCCTTCGGTGCCTTATGATGTCGAACTTCTGATTGGCAAAGTCAACATGCTGGTTCTTAAGAAGGAAACAGCTACTACTGGAAAATACGCGGGTAAGGATTTCGTCAACATCAAGGCGTTCCTTAGCGCGCGGCCGACGGATAGGTTTGCAGTTCCTGCCGGCTATGTTCGTGAAAAGGATGGAGGTCAGTTCGGCCGCCCACCCAAGCAGAACAACTCTCAACAGCAGCCTCGTACCGCCGCTCCTGCGCAGAGGCCGACAACGGCCCCCGCTGCTCCGGAAGTGGCTGGCGAAGATATTCCGTTTTAATTCCAATTATTAGCGGAACAACGGAAAGCTGGAAAGCCCCGGGAGACGCAAGGCTTGACGGATCGGAGAGACGATCACTCTTTTTAAGGACAACGAATGTCATTTAAAAGCTTAGCGTTGCCGATGGCTTTAATGAAGGTTCCGGTTGTTCGCCTCCAACCGAAAAGTAAGATTCCACTCGATAAAGCTTGGCAAACACTTGCGACTACAGATGTTAATAAAATTCTCGCGTGGAACTCAGAGACCCCTAATGCTAACTGCGCGTGCGTGGCAAAGCCAGATGGAGTTTTGTTCTTTGAGACAGATGAGCCGGGAGTGATTGAGCGTTATGAAAAAGAGACCGGAAAAAGCTTTCGTACATTCACTGTCCAATCGCGTAAAGATCGATTTCACTTCTACTTTCTTCAAACAGATGAGTCTAGAAGCTGCGGCAGCATTACTCAAAAAGAAATCCCTTTCGGATCTCTGCGACAGAATAACGCGTATGTCGTCTCTCCAGGATCCATACATCCTACGACCGGCCTTCCTTATGTTGTGAAAGATGAGTCACCAATTATTCCGATACCTTCGGAGTTGATTGCGTGGCTTATTTCTCAGAAAATGAAAGAACAAAAAACTACACCTTCGTTGACAGGCAATGATCCTATTCCTCTTGGGATGCATGATGTCACTTTGACGGCCATTGCCGGTAAGTTGCGGCAGGATGGTTTAGAAAATGCAGAGATCGAATCAGTTCTTGTTAGAACGTGCGAACAGCGTTGTACTGGCTACGGCAGCGATTACCGAGAAATGTGTCAGAAAATTGCTCGTTCTGTCTGCCGATATCCTGCAGGGGATCCTGGTCCGACTGTTCTCTTAGGCGGCAAGCTTCCTGGGCAGAATGTTACCCAGGCCCGCGCGCAAGCAAGCAGCGTGGCAAGCGCGGCTGCGGGAGTTGAATTACTTCCTTCCAATCATGAGGTGGTTGAAAATGAAGTCAAAGAACAAGACAACGAATACCCCTACTGGTGCTGGAACGGAACTCTCTACGAAGATTTTGCTACACTCTGTGGAGAGAATAACGTCGTCCCCAAAGAATATTTCATCGAATCCATTAAGACTGTGGTGGGAGCGATTTGTGGGCACAGGATTTTTCCCCATCAGGCTCCAAACCAAGAATCTAGATTCTATACAGTCCTTGTTGGCCCGGGTGGCTGCGGTAAGTCGAGCGCTACGCGGTGGGCGCGGGACATGTTCATTGGTACGGGTTTGGTCTACGAACTCACGCAAGCAGGTGGGTACACAAACATTGGCTGCGCACAAGGCAGCTTTGCTTCAAGCAGCGGCCTCATTAAAAATGGGTTTATGAAACATACGCGGCTTCTGCAAGTCTACGATGAAGCCACTACCATGATTGAGAAGTTTGGCATCCCGGGATCTGGAGATTCATTCCTAGACGCGATGAATCAACTTTTCGAATCAGGCAATATGCCTCAACTTGTGACACGGGAAACTAAAGAGATTATGTCCAAGGCAGTGCATAACAGCATTCTTGGATGTACCACGAAAGAGAAATGGTCGTCAGCTTTCGTCAGGACTAATTCAGAGAGTTCCGGATTCTTTCAGCGCCTCAACATCATCACCAGCGAAGAGGAGGGCCGTGTAGCCAACTGGGTTGAGCCCGATCTTTCAGTTCTTCGTGATCGATTCGTTCGTAAGATCCAACCTCTTGAATATCAGAATGTAGTTGTTCGGAGAACTCCGGAAGCCGCAGAGATGTTTGAGAAATGGTATTCAGACAAGAGGCCTGAATGGAAGGAATATCCTACGGATATCACCGGCCGCATTCAGGTTATGGTCCAGCGTAATGCTTCTCATCTGGCGTGGCTTTTGTCTGGTGATGATGTTCTGCCTGATGCAGAGAAGGCTCTCATTCCCATAGAAGTTTTGTGCGACGAAGAGATAATGGAAAAATCCATCGCGCTTGCAGAATATGAAATTGTCGCGCGTCTGGCTCACCAGCCAGCCCCGGGAAAGAACGACTGGGCTATCATGGAGAATCTTATCAAGAGCGTTGTGAAACGCAAAGGTCAGATTCTGCGGTCCAAACTCGGAAGAGAAATTCGAGCGGATAACTATGGTGTTCAAACTTTTGAAAAAGCCATTAACAATTTAGTGCAGGAAGGTCTCATCAAGATCGGGCAGCGCGAAGGAGAAGTTAAACGCGGTCGTCGAGCCCAGGTCATAATGTGGTGCGAAGAATGAAGAAAAATAAAAATGGTTATATTGATGATATTCTTGGTAAACAGTTTGGGTATTTGAAACCATATAAACGAGGGCCAAATTACATCTCAAATTGTAAAGGAAAAAAGAATACATCTACCCGCGTTTGGTGCTATGATTCATCTTTTCCTGGGGCTCCAGATAGATTGGTGCATGCAAGCTCTCTTAGACGGGGAGAAACTAGAGGATTGAATAGACCGCACGGATCCGGAAGCATCAGAACGGACGGATACAAAAGTATTAAAAAGAACGGTAAATTTATTTCAGAGCACCGTCAAGTAATGGCAGATTATTTGGGGCGAGAACTTTTGTCTTCTGAAAGTGTACATCATCGCGGCGATAGAGCAGACAATAAAATTGAATTATTGGTATTAAAGAATAGGGCCCACGGTTCCGGACAATCAATTTATGACCAGATAGTTTGGCTTAAGTCTTTAGGTATTAAGATTAGTTTTATTCCTTCTAAGCTTAAGAAAATCTGGAAAGACTGATGATTAAACGATTGCATTTTGATCATGAAACGTGTAGTCCACTTGATTTGAAAAAAGTGGGTTCGGACGTGTATTTCAGTCATCCGCTTACTAAAATATTAATGACTGCGTATGCGTTCGACGACGGTCCAGTTTCTGTGTGGGAAGCCCATACGGGTCCGATGCCGGAAGAGTTGGTAGCTGCATACAAGAATCTAACCATAAAAAAGTGCGCTTGGAATGCTACATTCGAGCGCACAGCTAATGATAAACTTCTAGACATTTTCATTCCCTTCGATGAATGGGAAGATCCTTCCGTGGGCGCTAGGCATCTCTCGATGCCTGGGGGCCTGGATGAAGTTTGTGGAATCTTGGGCCTGCCTTCCGAACTGGTGAAGAACGAATCTCGGGGCCGGGAGTTGCGGCGTCTATTTACTGAACCTCAGCAAATTAAAAAGAAGAAAGCAGCTACGGATGAAAATACTCTGTTTGCAATTTCTCCGACCGGCGAAGAGAAGATTGAATACGTCTTCGCAAATCATATTTCCCATCCCAAAGAATGGGCAGAATTCGTGGAGTATTGCCGCCAGGACGTAGTTGCGGAGCGCGCCGTTCAGAAGCGCACTGACGTTTTTCCCCTCACAGACATGGATACCAAAATGTGGTATCTCGATCAGAAGATCAATAATACTGGCATTGCTGCGGATAGGGATTTTGCAACCAAGTGTTTGAAGCTTGCTCAACGAGACAAGGATGCTTTCGTAAATAAGCTTCGCGTTATTACCGGCCTCGAAAATCCTGTATCCAATCAACAGATGCTGCCGTGGGTTCAGCAGCACGGATATCCTTACAACTCATTGCGTAAGGAGCCTGTAGGAACTGCGTTGATTGATGATCAGGTAAAGCTTACGGATAAGGGTCGGGAAGTCTTGGGTATGCTCAAGTATGCCAAGAAGACTTCCTACACCAAGCTTGAAGCTATCACAACTGCCCTTAGTTCTGATGGTCGACTGAGAGATCAGTTTTTGTTTATGGGGTCTGCGCGTGCAGGACGTTGGACCGGCCGCAATGTGCAGTTGCAGAATATGGCGCGTCCAATTAAGGCTCTTGGAAAGAAAGGTAAACTAGAGTTAGCTATTGAATTAATTAAGGCTATGGATTATGAAGGATTAAAGAGAGAATTCGATCCGGAGCCAAAAGATCCGAAAAATCCTGGGGACCCAGTTATTGATATAGTCACATCCTGTATTCGGTCAGCTTTCATCGCGGAGCCCGGGAACAGGCTGGATGTCTGCGATCTGAACGCAATTGAAAACCGCGTGCTCGGGTGGGTGGCCGGCGAAGACAAGATCCTTCAAGTGTTTCGTGACGGCCGGGATCCTTATCTAGACTTTGCAGCACGTTGGTTCAATGTTCCTTATGAAGTGATCAAGGCTGCCTACGATAATCACGATACCGACGCAGAGTTCAAGCGGCAGATTTCTAAGCCCGCGGTTCTTGGTTGCGGATATCGTCAGGCCGGCGGCGACTGGGGAATTAATCCTCAGACGGGTGACAAGGTTAAGAAAGGTCTGTGGGGCTACGCGGAAAATATGCACTGCCCCATGACTAAAGATCAGGCCCACGAAGCCGTGGCTGTGTTCCGTGGTGAGTACAAGAAAGTTGTCAACCTATGGTATGATTCGGAGCGGGCAGTCATTCGTTGCCTCAAGCAGGGTACGACTGAATGGATTGGCCCCACCCAATTAGTCTGGTGCGATCGCCGCAAGCGCAAGGACGGATCTTATCTTCTGAGAATCCACCTTCCTTCCGGCCGGTGTCTGCATTATCTAAACGCCCACGTCGAAGAGCGGGAGAACACAGGGCGGGACGGTACTGTTTACAAGAAAGACACTATATTGTATGACGGTATTGACGCAACAAGTGCGAACAAGATGTGGAAAGAGATAGTTACGCACGGCGGGAAGATCGTGGAGAATGTTGTGCAGGCCATCTCTCGAGACATTCTGGTGCATGCTATGCTTCTCGCTGATGAGATTGGACTTAAGATAGTGGGTCATATCCACGACGAGATAATTTGTGAGGATCCGGATACAGAGGATGGGTTGGGACTTGAGGATCTGACGTGGTGCATGTCTCAAGTTCCCACTTGGGCCCCGGGATTACCCTTGACAGCGCGCGGCTATAGTGGTAGAGTGTATAGGAAGTGAGGAGAACCAATGACAAAGCTTGATTCACTTGTGGTGACTGGAGACCTGATTTTACTGGACCCGGAGCAGCGTGTTCAGTTCTATGTTCAGGTCTGTAATGCGATGGGGCTGGATTTTCGTACGCGTCCTTTGCAGTATTTTGAGCAGATTGATCGCAACGGAAAGCGCAATCTGATTCTGTATGCATTGCGAAATGCGTCTGCGCAATTGCGTGCGAAGCATAATCTTAGTGTCACTTTGTCAGCCCCTGAGTTTAGTTTTGATACCGTCATTTTTACCGCGACAGTTAAAAATCTTAATGGCCAGCAAGACTCAGCCGTCGGCGCTGAATCCTTGAAAGACCTTGTCGGCAAAGAGTATGCTGATCGCATCATGGCAGCGCAGACGAAAGCCAAGCGCCGCGCCATTCTGGACTTCGTCGGGTCTGGTATGCTGGATGAATCTGAAATCGAAGGTATGAATGGATCTGTGGTTGAAGTTACTGATTCGCAGTTGAAGGGATATGTTCCTATTCCTGCGGCTCCCGCGCCGGCTACAGCAAGCGCGCCTGCTACGGAAGTTCTTGAACTGAAAGGCGAAGACGCAAAAGTTTTTGTTGAAGCTATTGTGAATCCCCCTGCGCCCGTTCCGGCTCTGGTAGCTGCGGCTGAAAAGACGAAGGATGATGCATCAGAGCGAGAGATCACATCGCGTTTGAATACGTATCGTCGCGACATTTTGCAACAAGGCGGTATGCGTCCGTCGAAGGGATTTGGAATCGCAGCCAAGTGGTCTAAATTTGTAGCGAAAAGCGCACCCAATAAATCAATAGAAGAGTACACAACACTTCTGAATGCTTTGGATATTCTGTTAACACAAACTGGAGCGGCTGGAGTTGTTACTGAAATTGAGCGGGTGATTGCGTGAGTGATTTTCCTCTTAATCCGGAACAGCATGAAGCCGTCCGATTCCGTGAAGGTGTCGCTGTTGTTATGAGCGGGCCGGGTTCTGGAAAAACTAGAACAACGGTGGAGCGCGTGCGTTCCATTCTGGATGAAGGGTGCCCGGGCGATCAGGTCCTGGCTTTGACATTCACGCGCGAGGCCGCAGAAGAAATGTCCCGTCGCGCCAAGTTGTTAGGCGATCAGAAGATCTTTCGGACGTTTCACAGCTTCTGTTTGGAAGTGATTCACAGGGAAGCATCAAAACTTCCATTTACGCTACTTCATGCGCCACCGGAACCCGGACAGCAGCGTAAACTTTTAGGCACGCTGTGTCGTAGTAATAAGCTGGACTTTAAGAAGTTGACCAGTTATATTTCTGCGATGAAGCGCAAGGGTGCTACATTTGATGAAGCGATGGAGGCCGCCCGCGGCGCCGAAGGTTTGCACTTGGCAATGGCTTACAAGCAGTATGAAACCCGGTGCCGGCAAGAGGGCTGGCTTGATTTTGATTCGATGTTGATCGAGAGCGTGCGTCTGCTGTCCACGAATGAGGAAGTTCGTGCGCGGTGGCAATTCAAGTATGTTCTCGTGGATGAAGCGCAGGATACAGATGATATACAATGGAAACTCGTGCAGCTTATTTCCGAACGGCACGGTAACGTTTTTGCAGTGGGAGACGAAGAGCAACTTATCTACGAATGGCGTGGCGCCGAAGCTAACGGACTATCCAAATTTCAGGGACGATTCCCTGGATGCCGTGTCATTTATCTCTTTCGAAACTACCGGTCTACTGAGGAGATTGTGGCTTTTTGTAAAAAGCTTGCTCCCAAGGAAAGTGAACTCATCAGCCGTATGGTATCGGAAAGAGGCCCTGGACCTGCTCCGCGAGTCGTTAGGTATGCCTCCGACTCCGACGAAGCTTCAAAGACTTTGTCGTCTATTAGCGAGCCCGAACATTCAGCCGTTCTCGTTCGCACGAACCGTCAGCTTGCCCGGTTCGAGAATGCGTGCATTGATCGGGGAATTAAGTATAACCTCCTCGGGAAATCTGGTTTTTGGACACAGCCCGAAGTCCGATACCTTCTCGCCTATTTGCAGGCCAGTGAATTCCCTTCCGATGCTGCCGTCAAAACCATCATCCAGTCCCCCTTTCGGGAGACCAAGTACCTCAAGAAGAAAGACCTTATTGCGGCGCTTGAGGCTAAGGCGAAATCGGAGAAGGAAAGCTTAGGCAAGGCAGAAACCTTTCTTCATTCCATGACGACCCCTGAGATCTTGAATCAGTTCGAGGATCATCAGCGGGACAATATCAAGCGCACCGCTCAGTTCATCCGGTCATTCCGGCACAGTGGTCCCGCACCGGCCAACATTATTTTGCAAGATATACTTGACAGAGCCGATGTTCGGGTGTACTATGAAACTGAGGAAGAGGGCGACGGAGACAATGATGCAATCGAGAACATCAACGAATTATACAAGGTGTCCGCAAGATTTGGGAACGCAAGAGCCTTCTTGGATCACGCCCGAAAAGCAATCGCTGCCTCCCGTAAATCTAAGCAGCCACGACTCGCATTGTCCACTGTGCATCAAGCCAAGGGCAAAGAATGGGATCATGTTTTCGTTGCTGGCGTCAATCAGGACGTTCTTCCACACAAGCGTGGTGAGATTATGGAAGAGCGGCGCATTTTCTACGTCGCTTGCACGAGGGCTGCTCGGACGCTCACCGTGTCATTCTTTGGAGTGCCATCAGTTTTTCTTAAGGACCTCTGGACTCCCGAAGCACAGCAGCAACTGGACAGTACCCAATTGCCAGGATTTAATGGACAACCCGGACTGTTCGAAGGATTAGACTGATGGGACGACCACTTATTGATCTAACAGGAAAACGTTTCGGTAATCTTAGTGTGCTTCATAGAGTAAAAGATCGCCGTGTAGGCGATCATTTTGAAGTGTGGTATCGGATTCAATGTGATTGCGGGAAAAAGAAAAGTATGCGCGGTTACCTTATTAGAGACGGCCGCGCCAGAACGTGTGGATGCGGACAACGGACTAGCAGATATGATAAATTTGGTTATCCAACAAAGGAGTATAGAATGTGGTGTGCAGCGGCGCGTAGAGCCCGGGAACTTAAAATTCCTTTCAACATTCATCCGAGTGATGTTAAGATTCCTAGCATTTGTCCTTTACTGGGTATAAGGATAAACAGAAACAATAAAACTACAGGAAAAAACAGTCCATCAATAGACCGTGTTATTCCCTCTCGAGGGTATGTTAAAGGAAATATTTTGATTATAAGTCATCACGCAAATCAAATCAAAAATGATGCGACACTTTTGGAGTTACAAAGGATCACCAAAAATCTGGAGAAAATATGGGCTTCCTTTATATAGATTCAAATGGTGATGTTCGCAACCGCCACAGCTACAGCGCCGGCCTCGAGTTCGATCACTGTCCGTATAAGTATTACTTGCACCGTGTGATTGGGTGGCGTGAGAAGGATTCTAAGGCCGCACTGCTATTCGGCCGCGCCCTAGAAGATGCGATCGAGTTTTATCACAAGACCGGCGGGAAGTTAGGTGAAGAGGAGTTTATGCGCCTGTGGACAATGGCTAAGGGTAAGCAACTGACTTATACCAAACGTGAGATCAACTGGGAAAGTCTAATGCGCGCCGGCAGGGAAATGATGAGGCTGTATATTATTCGTCAGCCTAAACTTCCGATTCCATTGGACACAGTATTTCAAAGGCAATTTACTAAGGAAGTTTTTCCTGGGGATCCAAAGCTAGGTGGTATTGAATTTTTTGCTAAGTTGGATATGATTGCCTACACGCAGCCAGATCATCCAATGCTTCCGACGGTCCCGTGGAATCCGGAGAAGGGTGCTTTCCGGCCGGTGATCATCGACATCAAAACTAGTGGCATCGACTTAGACGATACTAAGGGAATAGTTGCGCACGATCTTCAACTCCGGCAATATGCCTGGGTTCGCGGCATATATGATGTGGCTTTTCTGTGGTTTAAGAAGTCTCCGCATGGCATCAAGAAAGGATCTAGCGTCACTCTTTTAGCTGATGCTGGCCGCTTTGCCGCGGGCGATGAAGCCGTGATCGCATCCGTGGAAGGTGAATCAGCCTATGTTGTAGGCAACGATGTCATGCTTGAGGAAATGAATAAGGCCCAGGGACGTAAGGAAGACGGCGGCCTGGATACTAAGAAAGAAGCCAAAGAGCGTGCCCGCTTGTGGCGTGAACAGAATGCGGTCCTGGTCCCGCTTGTGGATATCACCAGGCAGCGTATGCAATTCAGCGCAGGCATTGTGGACCCGAAGAGCGCTGAGGACGCGGGACAAATCGCGGCAGATCAGATAGTTAAGATCGTCAACGCATGGGAATCCAATAAGTGGACGAATACCTTCGGGGTACGTTTTCCACATGATGATCGAAGAGACGGATATTTTAAAGCTTTTTGCTTGCAAGATACCGTTTTTCGTGATAGCATATTTGAACAGAAAGCAGAAGAGGATTTGAATGATTACTTCGATGAGCCAGAGGAGGAAGGAAATGAAGGTTAATTGTTCGGGCGGATGTGGTCGAGTTGCAGAGTTGCCGGGGGCCACAGAACTTTCACAATTTATTTGTTCCCGGTGTGTCGCTCCCGCGGAAGAGGGATCGTCGTTTCAGAAGTTTGCTTTCGATCCTTTTTTAGATAAGAGGCGATCTGGTAGAGATTTAATTGCTATGAATGCTGCTGCTGGAAATATTCGTTTTGAGAGGCTGAGTAAGACTGTAGGTAGTGGTTTTCAAATCATAACGCCGCGGAGAGAAGAAAGAGAAATCCCCGAATGGGCTCGTATGAAAGCCGGAATTCAAAAAATTCTTCTTACTGCTTTTCCCCGTCTACATACAAGCCTTAGTCAGCGTACCCGCGCTGGTCGTTGGGCACAGGTGATAAATTTGTATTTTGTTAAAGGTTGGCCAGTTTCGGAAGTCGCGGATGAACTCAACGAAAGTATTACTGTTATAAAAACTTTAACCCGCAGTATCACTCGAACTTCGCAGGGATTAAGGACAGATGGAAGTGGTCCGCGGTCTAAGTAAAAATATGAAAGAAAAACAGAGCAAAGAAAATAACCTTGTTACGGTTCATACTTGCTTCTCGATTGAAATGGGTGATCCTTTTCCTGATGTATGTGCGTGCCGCCGTAAGATTAAATTGCAACATGCGAAGCGTTGGGTTGCTGGTGGAATTGCCGAATGGGTATCTGTAGGTCGTAAAACTACGCATGATAAAATTTGTGTGATAGGCGGATCAGCTTTGCGCACTCCGCGTGTCGCAACAATCGAGAAAGCACATATCGAACGCGCTTATGGGGTTGGATGTGGAGGAGACATAGAAGAGGCTGCTCGCATTGAAGCGTATGGAGAAATAAATCGTGAAGCACTTCGCAGCTTGACAGTTTATAAAGATCCAGTAGAATTTGATGAGGCTAAGAAAAAAGATTGGGGCACTCCTGTTCTGTACAGCGTGACAAATGATAGGACAGATTATGCAGCGGGTTATGCAATAAACAATAGTTCAGATAATTATTGTTCAGGGGAATTGGATGATTTAGATGAAATATTTCCGAAAGGTACACGAACCATATCCGAAGATTTTTTTGAAGTTGGATGGTGGAATAAACCTAGCCCTTTTAATCGAATAAGTCCTTTTGATGCAGGATGGAATAATTAAGGAGAAACAATGAGTGAAGAAATTCTGAATGATGAACAGATTCAAAATTGTGCAGATAAGGCCACTACTAAGATTGGGGTTTTACTAGCTGCGCTGCGATTTAAAGAGGAGTTCAGGAAGCGGTCGTTCTCCGGCCGTAATCCTCAATTAGGTCCAATGATCAAGTGCGCTCAATGTGGGTTGCGGCATCGCGACAATGTGAGGCACGATCCAATCAAGTATGCAGATAAGTCGGGTACGCCCGAAGGTGAAAGCAATCCTATGATTGCACAACCGCGCCGATTTCGTGGTGTAGCCAATGCTTTTGGTTGGCGCGCGAAGCCTGGAAAAATGATTTGGATTAAAGAACTTAAGAAGTTCATGACGTTAACTCGGTAAGAAAGGAAGATCATGGGCCTGTTCGAAAAGAAGAAACCAGTAACGAAGAAGTTAGACGAATCGATTGTTCCTGCAGAGATACAAGAACTCGAAAAGTCTATGAAGGCCAAAGTTGCGGGTCAGGATCGTGCTATTGCGCAGTTCGTGCGCGTGCATGAGTCTGTTCTTGCGGGGCTCACTCCGGCAGACCGGCCCCTTGGAGTTTTTCTTTTCGTTGGCCCAACAGGGAGCGGAAAGACTCACGTTGCAGAAGTTTTTTCTGAGTTGATGGATATCACTCTCATTAAGATCGACTGCGCTGAATTTCAGCACTCTCATGAAATCGCAAAGCTACTTGGCGCACCTCCAGGATATGTGGGAGGGGAGATTCAGCCAAAGATTTGCAAAGAGACGGTTGAAGCCAAATGGAAAGACAGCAAGAATAAATACACCGTGATTCTTTTCGATGAGATTGAAAAGGCTCACAATGCGCTTCATCAAGTTCTACTTGGCATTATGGATCGCGCCACTTTGACCTCTGGAAAGAATCAGACGATCGATCTCAAGCAATGTATCGTTGTTATGACTTCGAATTTAGGATCCGGAGAAGTGAAGAAGTTGCTGCGCACTAGCGGCGGTTATGGGTTCATAAAGAAGAGTGATGATGTTACGCCGGCCGGAAATGCTTCGCTTGACGAAGATATTTATCGTGCATCGAAGGACGCGGTTCTAAAATTTTTCTCTCCAGAATTTTTCAATCGTGTCGACCGCATGGTTGTATTCCGCGCCTTGACTGATGAAACTTTGCGTCGAATTCTTGACATAGAGTTAGCTCGCGTTCAGGATAGAATTCTTAAAGCGAAGAAGTTCGTAGCAGTGGAAGTGTCGGAACGTGGTAAAGATTTCCTGATCAAGGAAGGAACTAGTAAAGAATTTGGTGCCCGGGAACTACGTAGGACCATCGAACGTTTTCTAGTTTCTAAACTTACGCGTGCATTCGCTACCAATCAGGCTAAAGACGGCGATATGATCCTTGCTGATAAAGAATCAACCAGCGAAGGTCTGACATTGGATATCACAAAAGATGTGATGGATCTTCCAATCCTTGAAAAGAACGAAAACACTTCGATATGCAAGCAACCGAAGAGGGCTTGTATTCTTCCGGAATCTCCTACACTTCGCGATCCGATGCGGGGAATTGTAGATCCAAATTATTGCGCGCGCTGCGGGTATCGGTGGTATGATGCACATAAGTGTTTCGATTTGGTGAACAGAATTCTAGATGATAGTAAACCGGGAAGCTATTGGCGCAGGCCACCTAAGGAGTAGGGCATGGCAAATTATGGCAGTTGTATAAATTGGGTATTACGACTTGAGGATAGCATCCTCTCTGGTAAGATTGAAAATTTGGGAGACGGCGCCGGCCTGACCCGGTTTGGGATCACATCTGTCAACGATAACTGGATAGATCCGGAGTTTTGGGGGTCTATGCCGCGGGATGCCGCTCTGGAAATTGCAACTCAAGTCTACCATGATAAGTACTGGAACCTCATCAACGGACTTCAGATTGTCGACGATGAAGTTGCAGCCACCCTCCTATCCTTCGCTGTCAATGATGGGGTACGACAAGCTATTAGGGAGATTCAGCGCATCGTTGGGGTGCCGGACGATGGCGTCAGCGGCTCTATAACGATCGCAGCTATCAATCAGGCGTGTGCGGTCAAGGGGGCCCCGAACGTGGCCCAGGGGCTGCGGGAAGCCCAGGAAGCCTATTACGAGGCGGTCCTGGCCAGGAAACCCCAAGATGAAAAGTTCAGGAACGGGTGGATGAACCGGGCCCGGGCCCGTTATCCGGATCTATCTTATTGAAAATAAAGTATTTAAAGGAGATAAAATATGCAACAAACTGATACAGGAATTCCGTCTCAGCAATATTTTGATCGAAAAGAAAAAGAGCAGGGTAAGTCGATGCCTGATTTTGGTATTGTCGTCGAAAAGTCGAGAGTATATCTAAATCGGATATTGGAAAATAGTGGTTGCATGGATGATTGGAGGGAGGGTTTGAATAGCATACCGGCTCCGTATGGGTACGATGATAGGTATGCGGGCTCACTGAACTAACTAATTGAAAACAAAAGGTTTAAAAGTTATTTTAGTGGTCATGCCACTACTTAAACATATAATGGAGGGAGTACGTGCGATATAGCTATAGTTGTTTCCTATGTGGAAGCTCGGTCAGTAAGCCTCCGGTGAGCGCCGGCAAGGACGGAAAGAACGCCCACGGTCTTCACGGGTGGGGATGTCCCAAGTGTGGCAAGGGCATCAAAGTCAAACGAGTTTTGAAGTCAAATTCTGAGTAGTTCACCTGGAGAAATCCCGATGCCAATCTACGTGTACGAGTGTCCCGCCGGCCATACTACCGAACGGGTGAAGTCCATCAAGGTTTCTGATCGGGCGTTGAACAACGACATCTGTGAAACTTGTGGTAAGAAAGCCAAGATTATTCCGACTCGCACGGCGCACCCGATCCTTGTAGGTCGTGGCTTCCACGCAAACGACTACGGCGCGCCAACTAAGTAGCCTTCCAAGGCATGTACGTCTAAAGGGCCAGTTATCCTCCTGACTGGCCCTTCTTAATTTTCAGGAGACTCCCATGAAATTTATCAAAGCTTTTTTGGACGATAAAGATTCGTCTGTCAACCCTATTCATGTGATCATGGTTTTCCTGGTCGTGAATGCAGTGGGTTGGGTATGGTATTTAGTTTTGCATAACAAAGTTATGCCGGAACTTGGCGGTGTAGCAATGTTGCTTGGTGGTGGCGGCGCCGCCAATTTGGCATACAAGGCAGAAGCGATCGTAGATAAATTTCGCGATAAAGGCGATATTTCTATCAAAACAGATTTGAAGTAAACGCGGAGCAGGGGACTCACGAGAGGCCGCGAATGAACGGTGATGCTCTGCAAAGGGCCGTTCTCAGGAAAGTACGATAATGAAAATCCTAAGAAACTTTATTTTAACTGTGGCTTTAATTTTCGGGTTTGCTGTGACATCCCGCGCACAGGAATATAACATAGCATCTTGCGGGAAATCATTTACAGTTGAACATGTTGTGATTAAAGATAACAAATTGACATTTGATCATTACATGACCGACCCGAAAACGGTTGTAAAAGATGTTGATCCTTTGGTATTTGATTATAAGGCAGAAGCGAAAGATAAAGACGGAAATATTCGATTCAAAGCCATTAAAGCAATAGAAGGCCACACAGTTGAAATCGGTGGGATTATTCGTAATGATCGTTTTGTCGGACTTCTTCAGATTGATGGAAATTTGGTTTGGGTGTTCTATGGATATGCCGGCAGCGTAGAAGATATGCCAAAGAATGTTGAAGAAGGTATGGCACTTTGTGGCATGATACACGAAATGGATGTAGACAGTATTCCTGATGTTTTGGTTCGATTTCTTACGCAGAACAGTGCTACCGAAAATTAAGAGGTTTTTATGCCTTTCGAAAGTCTAGCACAAGAAGGATTTGCTCATGAGCATCCCGAGAAATTCGGGGGTGCGGAAGTTGTGAAAGAATTCGATGAAGCAACTAAAGGTAAGAAGCTTCCGAAGCGAAAGCATCCGAAGCAAACGAAGAAACCAGTAGTTAGAATGAGGCACACGGCTCGGCCGCGGTGAAAATATTATGGCGGAAGAAAAACATGTAGACGCGGCCAAAGAAGTCGCGAAGAGTAAAAGACTTTTAGAAAAAGCTAATAAATTTACAACGCAGGTAGAAGGGAAGCCGAGGGGCATGTTTGCTCCCGCTCCGAAACCAGCTATTGAAGCGCCTAAACCGAAAAGTGCGGGATTGCTTGCAGAAGCTGAGAGCGCTGGAGCCGGTCTAAAAGCTAGGGAAGCCAACGTGAATGAATATGTAGCAACGGCTCCGAAAATGCATAATGGTGGGAAAGTGCAGGAAGATGGCGTAAAAGATTTGCAGAAGGGCGAAACAGTCCTTCCGAAAGATAAAAAGAAAGCGGAGAAACTAGCTATGGCACATCTAGGAAAGAAAGCCGGCGCGATGAGTGCGGCTGTTGAAGAAGAGAAAGCAGAGAAGGAAACCCCTAAGCAGGAGAAAGCCGAAGGAAAGAAAGGCGAGAAAGCTGAGAAGCATACTGCTCCTAAGAAAGAAAAGAAACTCGGTAAGCATGATTTTGCTCGTACTGAGATCATTCATCACCCGAACGGATCCCATACGAGCACGCATCACTACCGTCCAGCTAAGATGGGCGCCGACGGAAAGATGCCTGAACAGCGGGAGCCAATGACTTATGCGTCTCCTGATTTTGCGTCGATGCACCAAGGAATGGAAGATAACCTTGGCGGTGGACCAGCCGCGGCTGAACAAGCCCCTGAATAAACGAAGTACCAAGAACGGGCCGGATTGGTCCTCTCGAGGTCACGGAAATGGAAGTGAAATTCACTACGGAGTATTTGTATAACGAGGCTTCCGCATTAGCGGCTGCTGCCGGAGATCAACTCACAGTAAGACATTTTTGGAAAGTAGCCGATCGAGATCTTGCTGGCTCGGCTCCCAAGGGTTTAGAAGAACTCATTCTTCGCGCGAAAAATTATATTCAGTTCGATCGCGCGCTTGTAAAATTTGCTACGGACCCTAACGATCAGGAAGTTGCGGCATCTGCTCGGCGTATGGAAATATTCGACGCCCACCTGGAAGAACTCAAGGCCGTGGATCCGCAATCACAGACGTCAGCATTTTTGCAATTCATGTGCCGGACGAACCTGTTGTTCTTGGGCCGTGAAATATTTGATAAAGCTTTTACATTTTTTACTCACGCAGCCATATGCAATTTGTTTGTACAGAAGGATCCGGGTAAAGAAATCCATGAACAGGACGACATAAAGGAACGTCTACTCCTGTATCCTCGTGGTAGTTTTAAATCCACGATCGATGTCATTGATTGTGTTCAATGGCTCATTAATTTTCCTAACGTTCGTATTCTGATTCTTGCTGCAGAAACCGGTCTGGCTACATCGTTCATTGGAGAAATGAAGAATTATTTCTTCGTACCTAAGGAAGCCACATCGACGAATTTTCAGAAACTCTTTCCAGCCTGGACCATTTCATCCAAGACGGAAGGCGCCGAAGATGAATTTTTCTGCCCGTGTAGGACAGTCGGCGACGAAAAGAAGAAAGATCCCTCAGCTTGGTCAGCATCTATTCTGTCCAACCTTCCTGGTTGGCACTGCGACCTGATGAAGGGTGACGACGTTGTCAACGATAAGAACGCTGATACACCCCAATTAATCTTGAAGGTGATACGAAAAATCAACTACGCCGAGTCCCTAGTAGACCCGGGCGGCTTTAAAGATCTGCTTGGCACACCATATGCCGGCGCGGACTTGTATACGCACACAGTTGAAGCAACGGCACCTGAAGACTTGAAGAAGCTCGTTATACCGGCTCGGTGGCTGATCCCTGCCTCACAACATAAAGATGAGAGAGATTGCACTGAATCAGACTATGAGCTTCTTTTCGAGTTTGATAAAACAGGACGAAAGCGTCTTACGCATGATTTCCTGAATAAAAGAAAACGTAAGGACCTGGGGATTTATCTTTCCCAGTACATGCTGAATGCTTCGGGCACGCGCAAAGTAAAGTTCACGATGGACCTTTTGGTCCAGCGGACTATTTCGCTTGAGCAGCTTCCACATCAGCTTCGTTATTATATTTTTTGGGACTTTGCTTATGCGGCCAATCAATCGAGTGACTATTCTGTTGGTGCTGTTATCGGTTTGGATGCTGAGAATCGCGCGTATGTGGTGGAAGTCTTTAGGGACCACTACATAGATAGCGAGTTAGCTCGAGAGATTGTTTCATCTTATCAGAAATATCAGCCTCGCTTGGTATGTATTGAAAACTCTAACGGTGCTCAGTTCCTGGAACAGACTATCCGGCGGTACGCCGAAGAAGTGGGAATTAGTTACATCCCTCTGGACTTCTTTAAGGTGGACAAGTCGGCCAACGCAAAAGCTAGTCGTATTGGATCTGTGCAACCTTATCTCCTCGGCGGTCAGTTGTTCTTCATGAACACGATCTTTTGTCTCGAGGATTTATATAAAGAATTCAGGGACTTTGGTGCTACAGTTCATGACGATATCCCTGACGCTATCAGTAATTTTACCAGAGTGCTTCCCGCGGGCGTTCCGGAACCCGGCGGTCCCGGCGGAAAAGAAAGAGTCCGTCAATTTGAGGAATCCCTTCGTGAGAAGGAATTTTATGATTTCATTTTCGGACAAGGTGATTATGCACCGGCCGTAGTAGAAACACCTATCAGCACAGAACCAGGAACTGGCGAATCGCCCGACTCTGAACTTTACAATCCTTACGGTATACCGGGCTTAAAGTAAGCCAAAGAGAATCTTATGTCCTCAGTCGAACCAATTAAAGGCACTTCGACTGCCGGCCAAATAAAATTTGCCGACATCAAGAGCCCAATGGAAGTATCGGATGATGCTGCACTCAAAATAGTTACGAGGGATGCAAAATTTACTCGTTCCTGGCTCGAGAGCAGATACTTTAATCTCCGTTGGATTGAAATTGATTTGCTGTATCAGTCTCCCCCGACACTGCGCGTGTGGGAAGGGACATCGATGCCGAAGGCGAACATCGCCAGTTTACGGTAGCGACTCACGTTAATGCGATCAACTCCAAACTCATTGGGGGTTTATTCTACGAAGAGCCTCCGTTCAAGCTGATTTCTAAATCGAGCATGTCTACGGATTTGGCTCGCGCAATTGAAGAGGTTACTTCTTTTCAGCTTGACGAGATGAATTTCAAACAAGAAGTGAAGTATGGATTCTTTTCTTGTTTGTTGAACGGAACAGGCATTTGGAAGTGGGGTTGGAAAGATTATTATAAGACTGAATGGGAATTTGAACCTGTAGGTGAACCCGAAGATTATCAAAATGAAGATGGTTCTACCGATACAGTTCCTACTCAGGATTCTGATTCTTTCAAGATGCTTCAGGTTGAGAAACTTTGTTCTCATCCTTTCTTTGAGAATTGCGACATCCGTACAGTTTTGGTATCTCCAGGATGCCGTACACCAGATATTCGCGATGCTAATTTCGTCATTCATGAGTTTCCGGTCACATATCGGGATCTCATGAGAATGAAGGATGAAGTTTATTACGACGAGAAGAATGAACCTATTTATCGGTACAATCTTCCTTCCGAAGCTGAAATTAAAGAGTGGTTTGAAGGCACGCAAGCGACTGATGATAGTCGCGCGATCGCTAGCCAGGATATGACATCCGGCCAGAATAACACTCAGTTCGTTCAGCATGCGGCTCCAATATTTACTAAGACAACGGAAGATCCTCTCGATGAACCCCTGCTCATTCAAGAGCGGTGGGACAAAGAGAAGGTGCTTACCGTTCTTGCCGGTAATAGGGTTATCCGCAACGAGCCTAATCCGTTCGGATGTATTCCATTTTACTCAGTCAATTGGTGGATGATTCAGGACTGCTTTTGGGGTCTCGGTCTGGGAACCGCGCTCGGCGGCGAGCAACGTTTACAGCAAGGCTTCATCAATGCGGTCGCGGATATCGGTACACTGGCAGCCAATCAACCGATCGTTCGGTCGCGCGGCGCCAACATCAATACTCAGCAAGTCCGGGCCCGTCTGGGTGGATTCATCGATGTTGATGGAGACGCAACGAAAGCGTTGCATCCGATGGACATTCCTAAGATTCAATCCGAATTGTTCCAGGTTGTGGCGGCATCTGAAGGCAGAACAGAATCTACATCCGGCGCGAGCGAAATGCTCACGATGGGATCGTCAAAGCCTAGCGGTCGCGGCTCCTCAATGGGGCGCACAGCGACAGGCGCTGGCGGTATGATGCAAGCGGCCGTCGATCGTATCGGCGGTTTGGTGGAAGACTTTAATCGTCAGGTATTTCAGCCGTGGTTGTGGAAGATGTACGATTTGAATCGTATGTTCCTGCCCGCGTCTGTGTATCGGTCGATTTTGTCTGATGCCTACGCTAAAGAAATCAAGTCTACGTTTGCCGACTATATGAAGGGCAAGAAAGGTATCAAGACTTTCAGTGTCCTGGCCGGCAGCCATATGGCAGCTCGTCAGCAAATGGCGCAGTCGATGCCTCTCATCATGCAGTACTTCACGAACCCGGCTCTCGCAGGTCAGGTTGCGGATATCAATAGTGAGTACATTGCGTATTCAGAATTGCTCCATATGCTTACTGACGTCAGCGGATTTGGTGGATCTACTTATTATTCCATCTTCCGTCCTTTGACGCCGGAAATGAAGGCACAGCGTGCCGCTCAGAACCCGGCCGCAGCTAAGATGAAGGCACAAGCTGCCAACAACGATCAACGTTTCCAACAGAAGTCCCAACTGCAATCGCAGGCATGGACGGAGAGAGCGGCGGGCGATATCATCCGACACTCTCTTGAACAAGCCGGATCCTCAGAGGCTATTACGGGCGAGCCCGGTGGGCCAGGATTTGGCGGCGGTGAGTTACCAGCTTAACGTGCTTCCGGGAGGAATCACATGGGAATTATGGACGAATTTGAAACCGGACCGGTAGAAGGATTACAGCCTATAGCTATGCGTGATCCATATGCTTTGAAGCTTACGCCTCAGGATTTGGTGATCCTAGTTAATTGGATTAGTTCTCCGGCCTATAAAGTCTGGCAGAAATTGTCAGAAGGCATCATTGAGAAATCAGAGACGGGTCATTTCCAGAACTGGAAAGATAAGGAAGCTTTTGAGCGTACCGGACTTGTTGCTGTAGCTCAACGTTTGTTTTATGAAGAGCAGCAAAAAGAGATAAAAACTCAAGTCGATGAATTCCGCAGTGAAATTGATTTTGCCCGAAAGAAGAAAGAATCTTTGTTAGAGTCTCCCGAAGATCAAATCACTAGGGAACTCACTTAAGGAGAATAAAATGGTTTACGAAATCGTTGCAGTTGTGGTTGCTCTTGGTGTTGGGTTTGGCATTGGTCGTGTGAAGAATTCAGCTAAGCTGGCGGCTGTTAGGGCCGAACTAGATAAGGCTGAGGCTTCGGTTGTTGCGGAAGTGAAGTCTCTCGTCGCGGCTGTTAAGGCGAAACTCTAATGGTTGATCCTAGACTAGCATATAACGATATGAGTTTTTGGGCAGCCTTTACTCTTTTCGTTCTAGTCGGTTTCGGTATCGTGGCGTCTCTTGCAGATTGTTACTACACCGGGATCGGACTGTCAAAAGGTTTTAAAGAAGGCAATCCTGTTTTTAAGCTGTTGATGAAAAAGATGGGACTTGCTGAGGCGTGTTTTGTTACCACAGCCGCGTATATTTTTACGGCTGGATTGATGTCCATGGTATCTCACACCGCGGCTTATGTATATGCCGCAGGTATCGCGGGCCTTGAAGTTTTTAATGCACTTCGAAATCGTAAGTTGGTTTCTAAGTAACAGTTGAATCGTAGTAGAAAACTCTGTTTCGTCCGGCGGATTGCCGGCCAAGGAGAAGTAAAATGAAGTCAGTTCAAGAACTAATTGCGCTCGGAAAGGTTCCTAGCGATACCACGCAAGCAAAAGATTTGACTGGTTACCCAAACGGGTGGCCAATCTTCACTAACATTGCTGATCAGGTGAAATTCGATTGGGACAATCTACCGTCCGATCGCGTTCGCGTTTTGAAAGGGCAACCGGAATATTTGAAGGCTCTCAATGAATTTTTGCTTGAGCCCTCGGCGCCAGTTACAGATCTTTCTGTTCCTCCCTCCCCGGTGTCAGTGGAAGAGGAAGTGATTAATCCCCCGGCTCCAGTGCCTCCAGTAGCCGCAGAAGTTCCTCCGGCTTCTGTCGAGGAAGTTGTTCCTCCGGCGCCAGTAGTCCCGGCGGCTACAGAAGAAACCGAAGGCACCCGAATCGACTATCCTTTCGGATCGATCGTTAAGGTGAAAGGTGGATGGGAAGCGCGCATAGACAATCAGGACGGATCTGGCGTTCAAGTCTATAAGAGCAAGACGAAAGATGAGTTGATCGGAAAATTGATGCAAGCCCAGGCGCATGCATCACAGAAGATTCGTGAACAGAAGCTTGAGAGAGATAGGTTGCTCGCAGAAGAGCCAGCAGATCTTGCTCCTGTTCGTAGAAAGTTGGCACCTAGGGCATTGACAGCGGATGAACAATTTGAATTTGCCGAAGCGCTGTCGTCCGGTGATCCGACCCGAATTAACAAAGCGATGGCCAAGCGTGATGAAATCGTTCTTGGTGGATCGCCAGCCGAAGTTATCGGTGAAGTTGTTAAGCATCAGGAACAGCTTGAGTTTGAGTCGTACAAGGCTGTTGCCAAAGCATTCATGAAGCAGAATGATGATGTTATATTCTCCAAAGAACTTGGAGATAAAATTGATGTCATTCTTGCTGAAAATAAATGGGCATACACTGTTCGAAATTTGAATAAGTGTTTAGCTCAGCTTAGAAACAACAATGAAGTCACAATGAAAGTTTCGACACCCGTGTCTGAAGAAGTGGAGCTACCTATTCCAACTTCGTCACGAGAAGCAGCGCCTGCAGCGGCGGCACCCGTATCAACGGTTGCTGTTCCCGCAGTGCCTGCTGCAACACCAGCATCACAGCCGAAATCCACTCCTGCCCCCGCATCCGCGGCCGGCGAGAGGATTAGGCCAGGGTCCGCATCCACAGGGTTAAGTCCGCGTCAAGCCAGTGTCCGGCAAGGCGCGACCCCCTCAGCACCAGTGGCGCTGACCGCCGAGGAATACAATAGAATGTCCGTAAGCGAAACGAGACGTAAATACAAAACCGACCCGGGATTCAGGTCGTCCGTCGATAAGTTGATCGCCGAAGGCAAGATCTAGCGTAAACCGCGCAGTAGTTTTAGGAAGTTAATTCACAATGTCTCTCGGATATCCTGCATCAAACGTCACTGGAAATTTGCCCCAGTCGACGGTCAAGTTCTACGACAAGCAATTCATCGAGAACTTGAAGGCTGAGACACCGTTCGTGCGTTGCGCGGAGCGGCGTGATCTGCCTCTAAACGCTGGTAACCAACTCGTGCTGTTTGAATACAACACGTTTGGCGCCAACACTTCGCAAGCGGCGGAAGGCACCCCGGGCGCTGGTATTTCGACCTCACTGGTCACGAATACCTCGACCATCGGTGAGTATGCCGACTACGCTTCGTTCTCGAGCCTCGCTCTCGCCACCGCGATTGACGACACTCTCGGAAACGTCGCGAAGGAAATGTCTTACCGCCTCGGCCAATCTTTGTCGGCCCTGGTCCGTTTCACTGTCGACGGCGCTCCTGCCATCGATAGCTCTGTGCTTGTGCAGTTGGCGGCCGCGTCTAGCTCCAGCTTCACGTCTCTCTCCATCGGCACGATCCGCGCCGCGATCCAGTCTCTGGCTGGCCGGTCGGTGAAGCCTTTCATGGAAGCGAAAAAGCGCTTTGCTGGTATCGTTCACCCATTCGCATGGGGCGATGCCATAAACGACACCTCGAACAACTCGCCTATCGACGTATTGAAGCACACGTCTGAAGGCCTGATGCGAATGGAGGAACTGCCCTCTGCCGACCTCACGGAAGTTTTCGAACTCCCGGGAACCGGTGTGGACTTCTTCCAGACCAACTTGGTCACCTTGACGACCAACTATAAGACCACGGGTGCAACGGCTCTCAGCACGTACATTTTCGGTCGCGATGGCGTCATTGCGATCAATCTTGCTGGCCGCGGCGACACCGGTTACGGCGACGGCAACTATCGCGGAATCAAGTGCAACGTTGTGCAGAATGCACCGATTTCCGTGAGCGATCCTGAGGGTTTGATCCCTGGGTGGACTTCTTACAAAGTTCACTTTACGGTAACTCTTCCCCCCGATCCCACGCAGCGCTGCAGAATTATACAGGCGCTTTCTGGAATTTCCTAAACGGAAATTTCTTCTTGACTTCCGTAAGCCGACGGAGTATAATTTCGGTAAGGATGATGGGGCGCGCCTAGAACGCGCCCCAATATCCGACTCTTTCTAGGAGAGATTATGAGCGGTACAAAAATGTTGAAGGATATAAAAGGGCAACGTTTCGGACGATTAGTTGTTCTTTGTTTGGCGCCGGAATATGATAAGTCAGAAGGCGCATATTGGACTTGTAAATGTGATTGTGGAGAAGAAAGAAAAGTAAAAGGATATTTTCTGCGTTCGGGAAAAACGAAAAGTTGTGGATGTTTTCAGCGGGATAATGCTAGTGAAATTCATGGCGGCTATTCCGGTCAAGCTGCTGAGACACAGTGTTTCAACACCTATCGTCATAATGCAAGAACGCGTAAGATTCCATTCGAATTATTGAAAGAAGAATTTTTGAAGTTGACCAAACAGAATTGTTTTTATTGTGGATGTGAGCCAGCACAAGTGGTTGTGGTTCCTAGTGAAAATGGAACCTATGTTTATAATGGCGTGGATCGTATTGACAGCTTGAAAGGATATACGATTGACAATTGTGTAGCCTGTTGTGGAACCCATAATCTTATGAAGTTAGATATGACCACCGAAGAATTCGTGGCTGCCTGCCGTTCCGTAGTAGATCATTTCTCGAAGAAGTAAATTTTCAATACAATCAGGTAAGACAGAGGGATCCGCTATCCCTCTGTCTACATAATCCTCCAACCCCAACAAGTTTGGGGTATTTTGTAAATACTTTCGACGTAGGGAAAAATGTCTAATCAAACACCAAATCCTCCGACTGTTCAAGAAAGTCAAGTTGCAAAGACTTGGCTTTTTTCACAGAATCCGGACGGTTCTCTTTCCCCCGCTGCACTCGGTGGCGGCGGGAATGTCAATCTGACAGGCATAAATGGTATAGCTCCTGCGCTTACATATCCTCTGCCGGTAGAACTTTCTGACGGTACGAATCCTTTTGGTACTCCTGGAAATCCTCTTAGCGTAAATGTAATTTCTGGTGGAGGTGCTAACGCCTCAGTAGGTGTAACAGGTGTTTTAGCTCCAACGTCTGCCACAGAAGTTGGCTGGATTGACGGCACAGGAAAATTGCAAGGGGTATCAGTCGCAAATCCTCTTCCAGTTAGTGTCACAGCAATCGTTGCAGATAACGTTAATCAGGGAAATAAAGGATCGATTGCACAATCCTGGTATACGCAATTAACTGATGGCACCGCTACAGTACTTGGCGTATCTGCAAATCCTCTTTATGTTCAGTTCGCTTCTGCCCAGGCGGTAAATGCTACACTTTCTGCTGAGACTACAAAAGTAATTGGCGTGGTTCGTACGGCTGACGGATCAGGAAATTTGCTTACGAGCACGGGCAATGCGCTCGATGTTAATATTAAATCAGGTCTCTCTAATCCCCTGCCTGTTTCTGCCACTCAAACAACGTCTCCTTGGGTTGTAGCAGGCGGCAAGACAAATAACAACGCAGCACCCGGGGCAACGAATGCGGGCGTTCTTCCAGCCGTAGCGAATGCCGCCTCTCCTGTTTATGCAGAAGGGAATCAGGTTGCAGGGTCTACTGATTTAAGCGGCAACGTGCGTGTAGTTCCGTTTCCGGGCTTTCCGTCGATTATTCAGAAGAATTCCGGAGCATCAACAGGCTCCGTAGCTTCTTTAGGTATTGCGTATTCATCGAACGTTTCTTTTGGAACTACGCTTATTGTTGTATGTGGTGTAGGCAACGGGACAACTCCAACTATTTCTGATACGATTGGCAACGCATGGACAACCGATGTTGTCAAAGCTAATGGCACAGCGTTTAACGTCGCTATCTTTCGCGCCATCAATAAAGCTGCCGGTGCGAACACGATTACCATCAATAATGGTGGAACAGGGGCATCCATTGCGGGGGAAATATATGAAGTAGCTGGACTTTTAACTCTGTCGACTTACATTTTTGATCAGTCGGCAGTGGGTTCGGGTAACAATGCTGCGCCTTCCGCAGCAAACTATCTTATTCCTCTTTATACAAATGAATACGCTTTTGCTGCTTTTGGCGTGGGCACGGGCGCACAGACCATTACTGTAACACCCGGAGTCGTCAGTTTCGTAAATGATAGCGGTCAATTAAATCCGACAACTCCTGCTGGTTTATTTTCGTTTGCTAGTGCTTCTGCTTTATGTATAAATGTCTATAATACGTCTGTGCTTGCGGCGGCATCGCTTGGAGGCTCTGAACCTTGGGCTGTTGCTGTTGCTTTGTATAAGCCTCAAGTCCAAGTACCGGCGACTACCATTGTTCGTATGGGTGTAGCAAACCCCACCAATAATGGCGGTATTATCGACCTTCCCAATGTTACTACTGCTATAAGAACATCTCTGGTTGGTGCTGCATGGAATGAACCAAATTTAAGTAATCCTACTTATAATGTGTCTAATGGTGGTGGCAACTGTGTTCCAGTCTTTGCCCCTGTGCTCGCCACTTCAACACCGGGTTCCGGTGGTCAGGGATTTATGCAGCGCACCCCTGCTATTTATCGTGGCGCTCAGTTCTCGGGGGCGGGGCAGAATACTGTTTGGCAACCACAAGCAGGTAAGAAAGTTCGTTTGATGAAGTACAAGATTGAGGCTGGCGAAGACTGCACGATTTCTGGTGGTCCTCTGCCAGTTAACTTAGGATTTTGGTATAATATTGGTTTAGCTAACGGGCAGTTAGTTAGTATATTAAATGATGGTGCGCTTGGATTTGCACATCGTTTCGTTGTCTCTTCTTCGGTTTTGTCAACATCGGGAAATCTATATGATTCTGGTTGGATAGATTTAGGTAATGGTATTCTTGCTCCTGTAGCCAGTCAGCCTTTGCAGATGGGTATAGTGGTTCCTCAAACAACGGCTGCGATTAATCCTACATGGACTATCGCATCTAATCAATGGGAAGCTGTTACAGTAGGCTTCAAGACTACGGGCGGGAGAGGAAATTTCAGTTTAGTTCAAACCACCGTTTTAAATACTCCCGCAGGCGCAGCTACTTCTGTTTTGCCTACTCTGGCGACAACGACAGGGAATACCATTATTCTTGTTATCAGAACGTCGAATGCGGCGGCGGGTGTACCGACTATTTCCGTGGCCGATACTGCTTTGAATTCTTACACGGTTACGGCTCTGACCACCAACGCGTCGGACGATACCAACGGCAGTTCGTTGTGTATAGCATATGCAACAAACATTGTGGCGAACGCTTCAAACGTGGTGACGGTCACCTTCGCATCCCACACACCAATCGGACAGTCTGTTTCTTATTTTGAATATTCAGGAATGGGAACTGGCGGCATTGATGCGGCACTCGTTGGAGCAACAGGAAATAGTACAGCACCCGCTTCAGGAAATTATACGCCAGCAACCGCAGGCGATTTGATTATTTCGGCGTATGCTACGGCGGTTAACGTAACACCGACTAGCGCAACTATACCTGTGAATTTTAGAAACGTTTTCAATACTTTTGCGGCGGCGCACCAAGGTTCAGTAAGCGTAGTTGATAACTTCGGAAATGGCGCGCTGTTAGCCGGCGCAATTAACGTGATAGCAATTGGGACGGAGGAGTAATGAGCCACACATACGTTATCTCTTCTGTTTCAACTTTGGGTGATCAAACTACGGTGACCGGAACAGTCGACGGAACTCCAGTCACTGTTCAGTTCTGGACCACGTCCCAATCGCAGGCGGCGATGGCATCTGCGATTGCCTTTCACAACTTTATCGCTCCGTTGATGCTCGCGGCGGTCCCTCCAACTCCGGTATCAAGTCCGGCTCATATCGGTAGCTTTACTCTCTAAGGAAAAGAAAATGTCAGATCAACTTCTCAACGAGATTGAGCATTTGAAAGTTCGGCTCGACAAGCTTGAAAGAAATCAGCATGTTGGCAAACCCGGCCCCATGGGCCCATTCGGTGCGCCTGGAAAAGACGGAACACCAGGTAGAGACGGCGCTCCGGGAAAAGACGGGAAAGACGGTATCAGTAATATTCCTGGCCCTGCAGGCTTGCCGGGTTTAAATGGTAAGAATGGGAAAGATGGCAGCGTTGAAGATGCTGTAGCGGCTGCAAATTCTTTTGTAAAAGAAGCTGTATCGAATTTGCTTTATGATCTGCCAGGTATTGTTTTACAGGCTCTAAAAGATAGCGGTGTTGTAGACAAAAACGGAAAGGCAATATTGATTCCAGGGCCGGAAGGAAAGACAGGCATGCCTGGAAGTAATGGTATAGATGGACGAAATGGTCAAGACGGTAAACCTGGAAAAGATGGTATTAATGGCAAAGATGGAAATCCAGGAAGAAATGGCATTGATGGAAGACCGGGCAGAGATGGTATCAACGGAATAAATGGAGAAGCAGGGAAGCCTGGTCATAACGGTATCGACGGGAAACCAGGGAAAGATGGTATTGACGGCAGACCGGGAAGAGATGGAGAGCCAGGAAAAGACGGAGAACTTAATCAGTATGATATAGCCAATTTGGCTGCTCAATTCCGAAATACTTGGAAGGGGGACATTCAAGCAGCGCTTCGGCCCATTCTAGCCGAAATGAAAACTAAGTAAATTATTTTACTTTCGTATCAAAGCTATCATTTCTTTTTCTTTCTCTGTAAGTGTTCCTGTTTTTACTGATATAAGAGCAACTGAAAGTTCGGGAGTGTATCGGATTTTTCCTGTTGAAAGATCTAATTGTGCGAGCACATCAAAGGAGAAACTCTCATGGCACAAGCAAAAATCATTCGTAAGCCGCTTCCAAGCGGGGCCCCAGAGCACGTCAAGCGTCGTCTAATGGGAACATCGGCTGACACCCGCGCGCCCTGGGAGACTTATAGGACAGCGGATCCCCTCGAGGGATGCTCACCCGAACTCAGGGCTGAGATCGCGGAGTATTCCAAGAAGCATCACGGGGAAACTTCCAGTGCCAACGTTGAAGAACTCTGCCGGCAGAAAGATATGTCGAAAGAGGCCGTGAAGGAATATCAGTTTTACAAACAAGATGAGCTTCGGGACGGCCCGGAGCGCGTTGGCAAGATCATGCATTGTCTTGACTTCCTTAAGAAGCTTGAGACGATCCGGCCGGCATATCTGTCTGCCAATATCCGAAAGGGCCTGACCGGACTTGCTGTCTATCACCCTAAGGATGTCAAGCAGGAAGACGGAACTTTTAAAAGAGTCGACTGGCACTACGTATGTGGTGTTCAAGTCGGATTCATGCATGAATATTCGAGCATGCATTTCGATGAGCACGACGTGCCACTGAATGAGAAGTGGCGCGGCTGGCGAACAGTTCTCCTCCGGCTGATTCAATTAGGACACGTTACAGAGGAACAAGCCCTGGCAGTCTTCGGTGAACCTACCGAAGCCGGCTCGCGCAGATATCGAGAGCAGTTGTATTACTGGCGCAATCGCAAGCGCGATGAAGGCGACCATAAGGACGAGTAACATGGCTAAGAAAAAGTGGATTCAGGGAGCAGTAAAACATCCCGGCCGCCTCACTAAAGCTGCGGCAGCCGCGGGCGTATCGAAACTTCAACTTGCAGAAAAGTGGTCTCACTCAAAGGATCCCAGTAAGCGCGGCGCCGGGATTCTCGGCAAGCGTTTTATCAAAGGCAAGCTGCATGACGGCGGTATGGTTCCTGAAACTGGGAATTATGAACTGGAGAAGGGCGAGAACATTATGGCAGCAGGAAAGAAAAAGCCGCCCATGAACGCGCCTAAGGCTATTGGCCGGTATCATTCCGGCGGCACCATCCCCAAGGATGGCGTCTACGAATTGGAACAAGGTGAGAAAGTTATTCCCAACGCTCGTAAAGCATACGAGCATGAAGAAGTTTGTGCCCCTGAGAACACCCCCGCGGCCGATGGATGTGGACATTGGGAAATCGATGGTCACACCCAAAAGTTCGTGAAGGATTAAGTAAGGAGACACAAAATGGCTTGGACACCAATTACAGGAAAGGCAGATTACGCATCAGGATTTTCAAACGCAACAGCGATCAGTTTCGCGGATGAAACTTCTGTGGGGACGAGAGCAATTGATCCGGTTCTGAATCTGAGCGGCACCCAGGATTACGGTACGCTTTATCAGGGAAACAATAGTCTGAGTATTACCCCTGATCCCGGTAACAGCGGCCTCAGCGCACCTTACGCAGTTGTGCCTGGATCCGAGTAAAAGAATTAAGGAGAAAAATATGAGCACATCGGGAGGCAACATGACAGCACTTAAGTAGATGCTTAGGAGGCATCCTTTATGTCTGTCATTCAACAAGTTGTCAAACCCCACAGAGCCAAGAAAGGTAAGAAGTGCCGTAAGCACGGTCGCGGTGTCCGCAAGGTCATCAAGTCCCGCTTCGGCTCTTACGCTGCATTGTTCGCTGCCAGCGAGAATCGGAAACATCAACGCATGGTAACACGAGCAGCAAGGCTCGCCCGCCGCGCCGCCAAGCGCGCCGGGAAATAAACGAAATATCGGTTCCTGCCGGAGAGATGCCGACGAGTGGCCACTCCAATCTGGTGGGAATTTATGACTTGAGTTCGAGGGTTTGTCCCTCGGACATCACAATAGCCTGGTCAGCCGCCAACGAGAAGGCATCCGGTTCGAAACGTTCTCGTTGGTGTATACATTTTGTCAAGTTTTTCATCACGAAAACTTGACATTTAGACGCCTATCATTCGCGATTCGCGAATCGAAGCAACGTCACCAACACGGCTCTCCGTGTTAAGGAGCAATACCATGAGTAAGGATGAATTGATTGGAAACGACGGCGGCCTCGGAGAAATTCCCGAGACGAAGTCGGTAGAGGAATTGGTTCCTCTGAAAGTACGTGTGAAGTCTCAAGGCGAAATCGACGCAGAAATGACGCTGATCAAACTCGAGACCGAAAAACTTCGCCTGGAAAAAGAGAAGCTCGAACTTGAAAAGTTGCGGAACGATGTCCTCGAAATCCGCAGGCAGCAAGAGACAGAGCGGGTTTCCAGAGAGACGGTCCAGGAGTCTTTGGCGTTCACGATCGAGAAGAGAATCAACGATGAGACTCTTTGCACGCACATGAAGGGCGGCGACTCCGGTTCAATGATGAACGGTGGTCCGGCCTAGGGCAACGATGCTTCGAACTATGCCATGTTCCAACATACCCTAACGTCCGGCGTGACGTTCCGACTCTGTTCTAGGTGTGGCAAGACGTGGTTCCCGAAGGATCCCGATTATCGGTGGGCAATGACCCGTCCGACTCGTAACAGCCCAAGCACCGGATGCCCGTCACCGGGTCTGGTTAGAAATCCGAAAGCCGTTAGGGTTATTTCGGAAGTTGAGCACCGTAAGCGTCCCGAGACTGAGTTCGGCGACGGCTACAATCAGTAAGTTGATTTAAACTTTCGGCTTGATCACCGGAAGTTACGATCTAGGGAGGACCTGTAATCCTCCCTAGGTCACTCTTTACAGGAGAGGAAAATGGAAATTATTACAACTATAGACAGGTTGGGTAGAAAATTTTCTGCCGAAGATTTAACCGGACGAGTATTTGGACGACTCACTGTAATAGGATTATCTGAAAAGAAAACTCCGTCTCGAGGCGGATCTTTTAGATTAAGATGGGACTGTCGTTGTGAATGTGGAAATATATCTTCACCATGTCGTAGGGATCTTATTCAGGGTTTTACAAAAAGTTGTGGATGTTTACGAAACACCTTTCGACAATTACCTGGCGATGAAGCAAGTTTTCGCCAACGACTCGTTCAATATAAAACAAATGCACGAAACAGAAAATTAGAATTTTCTCTGACGAAAGAAGAATTTCGAGAAATTACTGAGAAGCAGTGTAAATATTGTGGATCGGCGCCTAAAACTCATTATGAGTTTAAACGAAAAGTAATAAAAATTGTACCTTATCTTTGTAATGGAATAGATCGAATTGACAACACAAAAGGATACATATCCGGAAACTGTGTTGCTTGTTGTGATCTATGTAACTACATGAAACGCAGCATGACTGTAAATGATTTTCTCAATCATGTAAGAACCATTGCACTCAACAACAAGGAGAACTCCAATCGGAAATAGCACAACGCGCCTCCAAGATATTTGCGATTATGCTCGCAGCTATCCTGATTTAAATCCTGTATTAGCTACTGGTGGCTTCAGCCAGCAACCAGCCCTCACGATTGCAAACGACGTCATGATTGCCATGCTCTCGCGGCCGTTTGCTCCCAAGTGGAATCGCATCCGGCTGCCTTTTTTCTACACCAACTCCTGGCAGCAAGACTATGCCCTGCTTGGTGTAAACAATTTGTCCTGGCTCGAGTACGGCGTCCTTATCGACATCAATTCGACCAGTGAACCGAAAGATAAGTACACGCTGGAAACCAACCGCGACCTTCCCGAAACGTCGGTGCAGTACGGCCGGCCGGGACAAGTCTGCTGGCTCCCGAACGATCAGTTGGTCTACGGGACCTGGGGCGGGGCGAATACTGGTGAAGGCTCTCAGTCAAATCCAGGGCCTGGGTCTGTGATCGGGGCTCTCCTAGGAGCTACTGCGCAGCCTGCCAATCCTATCCTGCAAATTCAAGATCCTAATGGGAATCTTTGGGTGATCTCTAACGCCCTGACTACCACTCGCGTGCTCGGCAACACTCAGCCCGTGTGGCCAACGGATCCTGTTTATCCTACCCCGACAAATCCAAAACAAGTTGCTACCACGGTCAATGACGGAACTGCAGTTTGGACCGCGGTCAACCCCAAAGGCCAAGGTCTGCGGTTGAATCCTATCCCATCTCAGCAAGGAAAAGTTTGGCAAGGCCGCGTCTTCGGTCAAGCTCGCGCCAATCAGTTCACCAGTCTCTCCCAATACATCGATCCGATTCCGGACGATTACGCGTCATACTTCCGGCGCGGTTTCATCGCTTATGCGTACATGCATGCCAAGGATCCTAAGGTGCGCGCGAAGTTTATTGATCAGCAAAAGTTATGGATGGAGTCTTTACAGGTATTCGCTCAAGCGCACGATCGTGAACGTGACAACACAGGTTTGTATCCTACGGATGCTATCATGCCGTCTCCTGGCAGTACCTATTTAGGGCCAGCCAATCCGTACTTCCCAGGGGGGTACTAAAGTACTATCAAATAAATGGTACTTCACAAAGAATAAAAATTGTGCTATCATTTATTTGGAGATCACTATGAAATCTCATTGTCGAAACGGCCACGAGAGAACAAAAGAAAATACTATGCAGCGTCCCGACGGACGAATTGAATGTAACGAATGTGCCAGCATAAGGGACAAAGCACGATACCCTGCTCGCAAAGACTCTGTGGTAGCACGCGCCAAAACATGGATGGAAAATAATCCTGAAAAATTCAAAGCATCTCAAGCAAAACAAGAATTACGCCCGGAAGTTAAAGAGCGCAGAAAGAAATTTTATGAAAAAACAAAAAGTGCAATCTGGCGCAGATACTCACATCTTAAGGCTAATGCGAAACGATATAACCGAGAGTTTACATTAACTTTTGAAGATTATGAAAACATGGTGACTCCTAATTCTTGCCACTATTGTTCTGGATCTCTTCCAGAAGCAGGAACTGGTACAGACCGTCAAGATAACAAATTAGGGTACACTAAAGAAAATTCAGTGGCGTGCTGTGAACGTTGCAACGAAAAGAAAGGTAGTCTGGAAGGGCTTGGATTCACCTACCCCCGCACAGTCGAACTCCTCAAGGAACTGCTAGGAAAATAAAACATCATGAAGAAACCCTTGCTCTGGCTAGTCCGGCATGGGTCGACGACAGACAGCGGAAAAAATATCTTTCGTGGCCAGCGGGATTCAGCCCTGGACAAGAAAGGTTTTCTGGACGCGCACTCCTTGAAAGACTTTTTCTCGGATAAGGAGTGGCACAGAATTTTCTGCTCTCCTATGACCCGGTCGATCCAGACGGCCACAATTATTTGCGACGATCAGGAAGACTATCAGCCTGAAACTACGGACGGACTCGAGCCGTGGAATATTGGATTTCTAACAGGCTTGCCAAAAAATCCTGATAATAAAAAGAAGATGGCTTTCTATCAGGACAACCCCAGTGAGATTCCCGAAGATGGGGAATCTAGGAATCAATTCGAAGGGCGTATTTGGCCCCTGTTGGCTGATGCAATTCAGTTAGGATGGGAACAAGGTGTTCCTTGCATAGTGGTAGCGCACTCGAGTGTCATTCATTCCCTCAATCATCTTTTGATTGGGGAGAACGAAGATCTTCATCAAGCAGTAGAACCCGGCGGCGTCATTGAAGTCTATTTCGAAGACGGAGAAATAAAGCACCGTCCAATATTAAAAGCGTCTCAAAAAGACGATTCATCCTTCTCATAAGGAACCTCCCATGAGGAATTGGAATACTTGGGTTGTTATAGGCTGGATGATTTGGATCTTCGCGTTTCTTGGGATTGATTTTACTGTGTGGATGCTACACAACCCCCATATTCCAACTTTCTCCCGCGTGTTTACGCGGCTACTGCCGTGGTGGTTGGTTGTACCCGCGGCTTTCATTCTGTTCGTTCATCTAACTTTGATGTATCGTCGTTAAGGAAAAATCATGGCTGCTACTAAATCACTTCAAGATTCAATCAACTGGGTCAAGCCCTTCCTGAACTGGGCCAACTTAACGATTGGTGTGAACGGCGAACCCGCGGTCACGAGCGCCAACCAGGCTCTCCAGACTATCGTCGGGCCCCCGTTCGTGTGGCCCTGGAACCGTGCAAGTGCTTTCTTTCTAACAACGATTGGTCAGCAAGACTATTCTGCAGCTTTAGCAAACTTCGGTTTCCTAGAGAGCGCATCGATCGAACTTTGCGGTGTAATTACACAAGTCGACGTTGTTGGCGGTGTTGCAACATATCAAGCTGTCAATGATTTCGCTTCTCTGCCGAACGGTGGTATAGGCCAAATTGTAACGACTACCGGGTGCGATGCTTCTTATCTGAACGGAAACTTTGCAATTGTATCCTGCACTCCTACGCAATTCGTAGTGAATTTGGTTGGCTCCAATATTTCTGAAGTTGAAGTAGGTGCCCTTGCGGTTGCCGGTCCTAGCGTCCAATTGGAATTGAAATGGGGCGCCTTGTCGGAAGATCGGGCCCTAGATCGCCCGACCTTTATCTCCACTCAGGATTCTGATGAGAGTGGGACTACCTTCGTATTCCGGCTTATGCCTGTTCCGGAACGAAATTACCGCGTCAATCTTATCTACCAAGAATCCCCTGGTGCTTTCTCTGCGTCGAATTTAAATGCGACCTGGGGAATTCCTGATCAGCTTCAATATATCTACAATTACTTTTTCGCCTTCTTCATGTTCGATTACTTCGACGATCCTCGCGCGGCTCGTTATCGTCAATTGGCTGTCGCCGCGTTGCTCGCCCGTCAATCGGGTTTGAGCACGACTGATCGCAACCTATTCCTAGGAAATTGGTTGCCTATCATGAAGGAAGAAAGCGCGGGACAATCTGAAGTTAATCAGGGATCGCAAGGCCGAGGAATCTAATGGCTCAAAACCTACTTCAAGCAAGTGGGGCGCAACCGCAGAAGCCAACGAAATTCGTTAGCCTCTTTACGTCGCGCTTCATGTCCGGGCTGTATACGAATCGCAGTCTACTGCGCAGCCCCTTGAATTTTATTTATTCAGATTTCTATCATGCCGGCGCCACAGATGCTTTGTGTGATGGTTTGAACTCTGAGCTGTCGATTCGACAGACCATGATTCGCCGTCCAGGCAATCCTGAATGGTCTACGGCTTCAACGCCGTCTGCGATTGATCAGTTTTATTCTTTCCACATGTCGGATGGTACAATCCAGGTTATAGCAGATAGCGCTACAGACGTAGCCGTAGTTACCCCCACGTCTTACACTTCCATATTCACAAAAACATCCGGCGCGGGTGCATCTACTTTTGTTGGAATAAATAAGAGTTTATACATAGCTGACGGCATAGATTTGGTGAAGTACATTCCTGGCACTACTAATCCTCAGACTGGAAAACCGGTTTGGAATTGGGGAGGTGTGGCTCCCACTACTGCGCCCACCATAGTTATTACAGAAACAGGATCGGCCGGAGTTGCCTGGGTAGCAGCCACAATGTGGACTACGATGGGTATGATCGTAGACAGCAATGGAAATGTTCAGCAAGTAGTTTCTGTAAATGCATCTGGAACAAATACAACTCAACTTGGCACAACAGGAAACGGCGCCCCTGCATTCAGCCTTACTCCTGGCGGAACAGTAACAGAATCTTCTGGCACTCCAATCACCTGGACTAACTGGGGGATTATTGATACTTGGGGCGCAGGAAAACATTATAGAAGCCAAGGTTTTGCTCCAACTGGTGCAACATTGAATCTTCCGTGTATCATTTATGACCCTGGAACCAACGCTTGTTATGAACAGATGTATGGTGGTTCTGGAGTCGTCCGCACTGCGGCGGGCCCCCGTCCACCTTTTACCGCGGTACAAGACTGGACTTGGAGTGACGGTCCTTATGGCGGTTCGTGTAAATGGATGTATTTGGGTTCTGGCAATCTTGGTCTGCCTCGTCTTTGGAAACCTGCAACATCTTATCCTTCATTTGCTGGCTCGGGGCTCGATCAGAGCTTGGTTGGCATTTCAACTCCTGTGTCGGTGCCTCAAGCAGGACTTGGCGGCGCAAATGCTACAACGATTTATTGGCAAATATCTTCTGGTGGCACATCTGGAACTTCTGCGTATGTTCCTTCGTGGTCTACCGCTATAGGCGGCTTAACGACAGATGGAGATTTGATTTGGAATTGTCTGGGCTCGGCTACTTGGCAAGCAAGTTTTCCTTATGTTCCGTGGTCTGCTGGCTCAAATAATTTTAGCGTTATCGAAGATTCAAACGGAAATTTACAAGTTTGCATTTCGGCAAATGGAACTTCCGGAACTATTATTCCCGCAACTTGGGGAACAGCATACGGAGATACAACGTTAGACAATACTGGTTCTGTTTCCGGATCTGGCGTCACCTGGGCCTGCGTTGGCACTTCACTTTCGTGGGCTGCCTCAACCCAATGGTATTTGCCTCTTAGCGGTTTTGTTCCCCCGCAGCCTTCTCAGGCTTACGGTGGCGCAACATTGAAAGATACCAACGGAAACAATCAGTATGTAATCAATTCTGGAAAGAGCCAAACTCCAGGTCCTCCTACTTGGGGTGCATTACATGCAAATACCACAGACGGCGCGGTCACTTGGTATGCTGCGTCCAAATTCACGGCTGCAGGATTTTCGTGGACAAAAGGTATGGGGTATTGTTATTCCTTCTTCGCGCGCACTGCTTTGGATGTCGACGTAACGACTTCGCCCCCGCTTCAAATGCCTGGGACAAATTCCCCCAATATTACGGGTCCTCTCGGTCCTCCAACGGGCTGCGGAGACGGATCAGTGACTACTGCTTCTCCTGTCGTTCAAATCACAGGCTCGAATGCTGGCGCACAAATTCTTTTAACTATGACCGGCTCTACTGATCCCCAGTTCGATACAATTCGAATTTTTCGTTCAACTGATGGCTTCGGTACAAGTGGTCCTTATCTATTCTTGACTGATATTCCTATGCCTGCAATGATTGGAGGTAATCCTGGAATAGCGCAGATAATCGATTTCATGCCGGATGAAGCTACTTCACTTCTTCCCGGTCTAGATCCTCTTATCACTGCGCCAATCGATCATGCAAATGATCCGCCTCCGGGCCAATTTGGGTCTACACAATTTACTCAGTCCGGCTCTGCTACTCCCCTTATAGCAAAATTGGGCACAGTTATTTCTGACCCAGTTTACCATCAAGGCCGCATTTGGGCAGCTTTGGGAAATAGTGTATTTGCTTCTGATGGTCCTGATGTTGGAAATGGAAACGGAAATGGATTCACAGCCTGGAATCCCGCATATGAATTCCCTTTCGATTCTCCAGTAATTAGACTTGACGCTACTGCGACAGCTTTAATCATCTATACAACGACAGGCATCTACCTAATCGGTGGAGGCCCCAACATCGCGGATTACTACTCACAATTGCTTGCTCCGGGCGTTGGACTTCTTTCCGCCAATGCAGCAACTATGGTACTTGGACTTCCGTATATGTTTTCTTCGGATCGTCAATTTATTACCGTGGATCCTAGCGGCGGCTACACACGCATTGGACATCCAATCGGAGATAAGTTATCTGCGTATGATCCATCACAGGTTTATGTAACTTATCACAGCTACGGAGATCAGGAGCATGCGCTTTTCATTTCAAATGGTTCTACGGAATGGTATCGGTGTGATCCTAATCCAACACCCGACAGCCAAATAACCGGTCCTATTTGGAGTCCTAGAGCAACTCTTTCTGGAGGCTTCAAAGCTTTCCAGTCTATTGAAGTTAGCCCGGGAACAAAGAAACTGTTGATAGGGCCTCCGGCCGCTGGAAATATTCTGGCTCGTGATTCGACATTCACCGTGTTTGAAGATAATGGCAGCCCTTATGAATCATATTTCACAATCGGAAATATAGTTCTAGCGAATGCCGGTCAAATGGCGGCAACCGATTTTATTGAAGGAACTTTTGTTCAGGTTGGATCTCAACCTACAGTATCTGTTTTATTCGATGAACTTAGTGCAACGAATGGGGCATCGTTTGAGAAGATTTCAAACAGCTTCGTTTCTGATCCGCCCAAAAAATATGGACAAACTGGTACACCGGATACCATGTATATGAACCGGTACTATTTTGGACAAACAACTCCAGGCAATGTAAACACTGAACCTGTTCCTGCTTGGTGCAAATCCTTGCAGATAAAGGTTGATTTCGGTAATACGGATACAGTGCAGAATGAGATGTTGGCGTTCACTGTGTTCGGTGCTCTTTACCAAGAAAAGTAACGAGGAAAACAAATGCCGGGACTAAAAGACGCACTCAAGAAGCCAGACAATATTGGCGATATGATTCCGCCCGTTTCTCCCTCTGCGCAAAATGTCCCGGCAGTCACTCAGCGTGAACAACCCGGCTTAGCTCCCGGATCTCTCGGGCCGGCGCCTTCGATCTGGACCACGTCTTTCGATAGCGTTCGCCAGTGGATCCGCCCAGGAACTTCGCAACAGCGGTTTCCTCCTCTGCCGGTGAAAGCGAATCCTCAGGTCAATGCGGCCGCGCGCTCCGCGGCTCAATCAGTCGTAGCTGCTACAACGGCGGCTACACCTACAGATGATGATTCAATCGGTTTGAATTTGCAAACAGGAAGAGTTTATGCTATTCAAAGTGGAGATGAAAATAAACTGATTTCTATTGGTAATGCCGCTGGTGGATTTGTTTATCTTCCGCCTGTGGGGATAAGTTCTCCAAATCCGTCTTTTGGTTTAAATACACAAGCAACGGCTGCATCCGATAATACTCTTGTTGGAACTAGTCAATCATATGGTCCTTTCACACCTTCGGATGCTACTCAATGCGTATTCACAGCTATCGTCACCGAGGGTATAACTACAATTGCGCCGAGCGGTTCTTCTGTTGTTCTCGGTGGAAATCACTTATTTTTGTCTACATTAACAGTTAATCCAACTACTTATACAGCATCGTATCCTGCCGGTGCAGGCGCATCGATCGCGGCGGCTTCCTTTGATACTATAACAGGAACTGCGACGATATCTCAATCTTCTGTCGGAAGTTATACGAATGCTATTGGTGGTACAGCCGGAGCAGTAAGCACTTCTGCTCTTTCAACTGGTGTTCCATCAGCGCATTCTATTGTACTCGCGGTAGATATGATTTGGATAGTTGCCGAATCCGGCCACCCGGCTGTGGGCGGTCCTGCAGGAATTACTTCAATTGCAGATGATCAGGGAAACGTCTATCAGTTGTTGGATTCAGCCACAGCAGCACTTCCTATAAATATCGGCGGCTTTACAAACAGTACTCTTGCCGCCTTATATTTTTGTGCTAGTCCGAAGAACGGACCTAAAACTTTTACTGTCAATACTTTTGGATCTTTCATCACTCAGGTTGATATAACAGTAGCTGATGTCAATGGATTATCTCTCCCTAATTTTTCTTCCTTAGTTTCGCCATTTTGGTGCTATGTAGAGAATACTGGAGTCGGTACTTTTAGTCTTATCTCTGGCGCTGCAATTGATGGAACATCTAATCCGCTTAGCTTGCCAGCTAATCAGGGCGTGTTGTTGGTTTGGAACGGCACCGGATGGTATACAGAGCGCGGCATTAGCAACGCTCCGGTTACATCAGTTTTCGGGCGTACAGGAGCGGTTGTAGCTCAGACGGGCGATTATACTGTCGCACAGGTGACAGGTGCTGCGCCTCTCGCTTCCCCAACATTCACTGGTGTTCCGGCGGCTCCGACAGCATCTCCGGGCGACAACACAACGCAGATCGCCACAGACGCATTTGTGGAAGCAGCCATAAACGGTATTATTTCTGGTTCTACGCCTGCGGACGGTTTACGCCACGGCGATGCCGTATGGATGAATGATAGTGCTTGGGTCGGTATGCGCGATGATTTTTTCGCATATGGTGGCAGCGGTAGTAGCGTCATGGTCGGAAGTAGTTATGTTGGAATCGGAGAATTAGGCTGGTGCTTAGGTGGTCACCCTAAAACAACAGACGCAAAATTTTTTGCAGGAACAGGACCAAATTTAGGGCAATTTAGCTGGACACCGTCTACAACGACAGATCAAGCGGGTGTTTTGATATTGAATGAGGCCAACCAAGACTTAGTTTTTCAACCGAACTCGATGGCCTTATTAGAGAATCCCGGATGGAAGGCAAGTTGGGTTTTCAAAATCGGAAGTAACCAAATAAACACAACTACTCAGGTCGCGACAGCATTTACTTCAAAGTCTTTGTATGTTGGTTTGACAGGTCCAGTTATAAATTGCGTGATGGCGTCTTCTGGTGGAAGTAGACCAGATTGCTTTCTCGGTGTGCGATACGACACATCTACTGTACCACCAGCATATGGAATAGTTTCTATTGCTGCGGCATCCGGTGGAAATACCGTTTATACTATCGCATCTAGTGGATTTAGCAGCGCAACTCTTCCTGTCGGAATGAGTGTCACGGTCAGAGGCTGCTTGAATGCCGCGAATAACGGTACTTTTACCATTGTATCAAATACCGCAAGCACAATCACACTGAATAATGCGGTAGGTGTTTTAGAAGCACTTCCGTCACCGGGCGTTTTGGCGCTTGCGGCGCAGCCATTGACTGCTGCGGCGGCTGTGGACGCTCATGGAAACACTGCTTATACAGCAACACAGATTAATCCGACTGGTTTAGTCGCATCTCAGTATGTTGGAATGTCTTTTGTTGTTTCGGGTTTCTTAACTACATTCGTAACTGGAACCACCAGCGGAACAATAACGGCAGGGCACACAGTTACTCAAGATGTGACAGGGGCAACCGCCGTTGTGGCATCACCGGCACCTACGGGAACAAACCATCTAGTTTTCACCGGCACTCCCACAGGTGCGCCGGATAATAGTCATGCTTGGAGAGATAGTTCGGTTCCTTTGTCTAATTTCTATACTCCAACATCACTTCCTGCGTCAACAAACAACGGGACTTTTACTTGTATAGCGAATTTGACAACAAGCATCACACTTAACAATCCGAACGGTTTTGCTGAGACGCAAGCGGCCACAGCATCCAGCACAAGTTTGAACGACACAACTTTTAAGTTTGAATTGGTTGAAAATTATTCATACGGCGGCTCTTTTCGTCGTCAATTGCAGGGAACAGTAGTAGATACGACGGTCACTCCGACTTTGGGAACGTGGTATCGCCTTGACATGGTTTGTACCGTAGCAGGGCAAGTCACTCTATCGTTGAATGGCGCTCACAATCACACATTTACGGCTTCTGCGATAACATTCGGAAGCAATGGTTCAGCCAATTATATTGCCAATGGTACGAACGGCAATTATTCACCGGCTCTTCTTGCTACTTATCCGAGTAGCGCGGCTACACCGAACGGAACTTTTGGTATACCTTTCTTTGGTGCGGGTTCATCAGTCACGATAGCCGGATTGACAGGCGGTTCTGCTGGTTTAAATAACAGTGGTACTCCATGGATATTGGAAGCAGAGACCGAAAGTGGTGGTGGTTCTTCTACTATATGGTTCTTAACGCCGGGACTCACAGTAGCTAACGGCGCGCAAACTACAGGCACGTTGACCGGCTATCCGGCTCTTACCCCGGTTTTTCTATATGGCAACGATAACTCAGTTGCTACTTCTGGTAGAACAGGTTTAGATTCGCGTTTTTATGTAGATTACTTTTCGTTAGTTTGGAATAAGGGTATCATTGACCCAACCAACAGCCCAACGGCAACTGACGATAGATATTGGTAAAAATTTATGATTAAAAGGACAGGAAAGACAATGGCTTCATCTAAGCAGAACGAATTACTTACGCAGCTTATAACAGGACAAGCAGTCTTGGTCGAGAAAGTAGATAGCATGAACAGCCGGCTGTTCGGGGAACCAGGGCAGCCGGGAGCGCTGCGCGTTCTGTTTGAGAAACATGAAGGCTTAGCCAAAGATGTCATTGATACCCGCGAAAAGATAACTATGGAGATCAAGGACTTCAATGAAAAGGAAGTCAAACCTTTGGGTGAAAAAGTCATTGAACTCCAGAATGCCACATCTGTAAGTCTGTGGCGTACCGGAACTATTTCAGGAGTCGGTAGTGCAGGAATGGCTATCGGGATTCAAATGCTGTTCAAGAAAATTTTAGGAATACACTAATGAATATCGATTTCAGAGAACCTAACGAATTTGATTTACCTCAAATCGCTCGGTGGATTGCTAAGGACTCTTGCCCTCAGCACAACGATGTCGACCCAAGATTCTGGATCCCAGAAGTAGACGACGCCGGGGAGCGGAAGGTAGGAACTAAAACCATCGCAGTTACGTGTGATGGCGAGCCTGTCTTCTTCATCAAACTGGAAAACATAATGAGATGTTACATCCAGTTCGCACCGGAAGATGAAAGAGATAAATCGGCGACGTCTATAGGACTAAAGAAAGCTTTCTTAACGATTGCAGCCGGCGCCAAAAGCCTCGGGTATCGGGAAATGATTTATGAATCGAAGTCCGAAAGCCTGATTGATTTTTTCAGTAAGTTCAAGTTCGAAGAAGTGAAGAACAATTTTTCGGTGAGGATCTGAGATGAAAATAAAAACTTTTAACTACACAGGCCGGATCTATAAGAACTGCGATCCCTCCAAAGCGCAGCAACAGGCCTTGACTTCCGATCAGAACTGGCAGGCCACACTGAAAAATTCTTATCAAACATTGTTCGGTGCAGGAACCGCAATGTATAACAGCATCTCGTCCGGCCTCGATACTATCATTCAAAAAGGCCGGGAGGCAATGGGCTTCTCTCCAGAAGAACTTGCTGCTAAACGGTCGGAATCTCTTAATGCGGCCGCGGCTGCATCCAAAGATGTTCAGCGCCAGATTGGCGCCCGGGCTGCCACCAGTGGCGCTGTTCCGGGTGTAGAGTCGGGCGTCATTCAAGCTGAACGGGCTGCGGCCGATACAGATATCTTAGGCCAGGAAGCTAACCGGGAAGCTAACATCACTGAGCAAGGTTATGCCACACAGCGTCAAGCCTTCGATACTGCGGTAAAAGAAAAGGCTGGAACTTTTGAATCTGCTTATACCCCCTCGACGCAAACCGCAGGCCAAGAAACACAGGCGGCAGAAGCTACTCAACAGCAAGCTAATACCAATGAAGCGGCTAGCAGTTCGTGGATGGGAATGGTCGGTGGTTTAGCTAATCAAGCTGTTGGTATTGGTGCCAAAGCTATCGGCGTAGGTGTATAAAAATAAAGGAGAAAAGTCATGGCTGTCAAGAAAATTGAGGCCCTTGCCGATGGAATCGCATTCCTGAATAAGATGCATGATCCATCCTCAGATGCCTATCAGTTACGTAATCCAGCTTTAGCGCGCGCCTATAGTTTCCGACATTTGGGCGAAGTGGATAACAGCGGTCGAAGAATTTTTACATCCCTGATCGGGGGATATAGGTTTTTAATACAAGACCTGGAGTGGAAGTGTTCAGGTCAAACCCGGGCCAAGGGTTATAATGGAAAGCTGTCGCCACTGAGTGGTTTAAATGACTTGCTTAAATCCTATAACCTCGATAGTATAGAGGATGGAAATATTTTTATCCTCCTGGATTTTTTGAATAAGGCTTTACCCGGCGCCGAAATTGGTGCCCAAACTCAACTTTCGTTTTTCTTAGAGGATGCAAAAAATGTCTAACTCACCAACACCCGCTGCCAATTTAGTTAATCAAGAGACTGCAGAGTCTCCGCGGCCTGTGATGCCTGCTTCTACTGCAGGTACAGTAGCTCCCGCAGCGCCGGATATTCAGGCTCCTGCGGCCGCTGCACCGGCACCTGTAGCAACTTCTCCTGCTGCTCCTGCTGCCCCTCCTGCTCCGGGAACTCCTGCTGCAGATGCGCAGCATCACGGTGCTTTGGGCGAGATCTTCCAAACCCTAGCTGGCGGCAAGAAAAAGGAATGGGTGCAAACCGATCAAGGCCCGGTGGCCCAATATAGGGATTTGAAACCAGGCGAAATGGCGCGCGGCATTCTTGCTGCGGCGATTACTGGCCTCGCTGCCGGATATGATCCAGCGAACCGCGGGAAAGGTGCGCCTCCGATGAGCGCAGCATTCTCAGCAGGATTTAAAGGTAATGAAGAACGACAGGAAAAAGAAGCCGGAAAGGCCCAGTCCGAGGCTCAAGAACAATTCAAGAATGCCGGTGTATCTCAGCAACGCATGCTAGATTTGCATAAAGATGCTCGCGAACAGCAGGCTTCTTATGAACGTGCTTTGGAACATACCAAAATAATGGCAGAAGCTGATCAACGCATTGCGAAAAATGAAATAGATGCCAAGCACGAAGCTATTGAATGGAATCAAAAACAGGAACTGCATCTTCAAAACTTGAAAGACCTGGGTGCTACAATCATGCAAGTTAATGGTCAGCCCCTAACTTTCGCTAACAAGGATGAAGCCGAGAAGTGGATTACTTCTTCCCAGGCGAATCATTCTATTGCTATCCGTCCAGGCAAATTCGATACAGTCTACGAACAAGATCCGGAAACTGGAACGTGGTCCATTTGGCAGAAGCCGGCAGACAGAAACCGCCCTCAGTGGCTCGGCGTGCAAGTTGATAAGAATGGAGATCCTGTTCTTAAAGACGGAAAAATGCAACCCGATAAGGACCGGCCGTTATATGGGATGAATGGCCAACCTATCGTACCGGCAGATCGCATGACTCCTCAAGAATTCTACGATCGCAACGAAAAGACTATTGATATGCGGTCGAAACGACTACTGCAGGAAGCTACTGCACTTGAACTTAGAGACAAGGCTGCAGATTACAGAGAAAAAAGTGAGAAAACTAATGCAATGAAAATTGCACGGGATCATCTTGCGGCAACCAATGGTGATTTGAACGCCACGGATAAGAACGGTAATCTGATTCTTACCGGAGCCGATCGTGATGCCCTCAAGAATGAAATGCGCAACAACCATTCCTATTGGGGTCTCATCATCGACACAGGAACAAAGGAACTCCAGAGCATGACAATGGACGATCCGAAGCGCGCCGAAGTTCAACAGACTGTTGACGAAGCACGTCGCGGATTGGTTTCAGAAATGTATACACAAGCTGCGTATGAGACTTCGCCTGATCCTATTGCTGTTATCTCTGATCGAGTTCGGCAGAATACTTTGAACACAACTACTGGAAAAGTAGATGTGGATGAAGCTCGTAAACAATTGAAACAGGGCGGCCTTCCTGATAAGGTTATCGACAAAGTTGCAGATCGCCTACAAAAAGGTAATGAACATCCGATGCCGACAGATCCTAGATTGAAGGCTGCAATCGCTGTTCTTGATTCTCAGAAAGAAAGCGATCGTGCGGCTCAGATCGAAGCTTTCCCTGGCACATCAGAAGAGAAGAATAAACTGGCCGACTACTATGGAATCAAGCGCGCTGCTGCCGCTCCTGCTGCTGCTCCTACAACTCCGGCGACAGTTCCGGGAGCCGGACTTGCTTCCGCCGCCGCTGAATCTCTACAAAAATCCGGAATAGCCGGTGGCGGGCCAGCGCCTGCTTCCGTTCCCGGAGCCACAATAATTAATAAAGTACTCGGGCAATAATTTAAAAGGATCTTTAAATGTCCACGACGAATATCTGGAGCAATTTCCAACAGCCTAACGAGGAGCCGGAGAAGCCAAAGCCGGCTCCCGAAGGTGATATTTGGGGTAGCTTTAAATCTGCTGCGGCGGCACCGACAGCCTCGCCTATAGCTGAGCCTGCGCAAGCACCAGCCTCTGGAGATATTTGGGGAGGCTTCAAAGCCGCGGCTCAATCCTCAACTGCGTTACCAATAACTCCAGAGGAAAGCAATCCGAATATTTGGAAATCTTTCGGGGACGTAACTTCCAAGTACAGTCAAAATGCTTCAACTATGGGACTCAGCGGAGAAGAGCGCGAGTACGGCCGCAAGAGCCCGGATGAAATGACGGATGAGCCGTGGTATAGCAAGGCATGGGAGTGGCTCAACAAACCTTTGTTTGATTTGCACAAGTGGGGCACGCGTGAAGGCGCAGGCACATTTGAACGCGGTCTCGAGACAGGTCTGGAAGATATTGGATCTGGATTCTTAACGCCTCTACAACTTGGTCTAACGATTGCAACCTTCGGCGGGGATATCGTCGAAGAAGCCGGAGTGAATGCACTGCGAACTATCGGAGTTTCCAAAGCTGCTGCGCCCGTTGTTGCCCGCGGGGCCAAGGCTCTTATGACAGCTGGGTTCAGTGCTCAAATGCTTGGTGGCCTTTTGACCCAGTCTCCACAACTACTTGATGCCCTCAAAGACGGGGATACGGAGAATGCCACGCGCCTCGCAACCAATATCGCAGCATCAGGCCTATTCTTAACTCAAGGTTTGAAGCACGGTTTTGAAGACGTCAACGCTGTGAAGAATTATGTCAAGGGGAAGACCCTTACTACTCCACAGCGCCTCGCCTTGGTCCAGGAACTTGCCGGCAACTATGAAGAATCCAAGAGCAAGGGAACGGATTTCGCACGCAGCCGCCAAGAAGATATTATCTCGCAGCTTAAAGCTGCGGGCGCGTTTGGAAATGAAACCACTGAGGCAGGCATTCGCCACTACATCACGCAGGGCGGTGACATTGATCGCATTCAAAAGATGCTTGGCATAGCGGAAGGCAGCATCAAGCCGCGTGAATTTACTCCGGAAGAATTGAAGCAGCAAGAAGCGGCCGCTGAATTGCGCGACTGGGCTCGTGATAGCCATCAAATTACTAAGGATGTCAACGGGGCTCCGGAAACATTCTATCTGTCAGATTCTGCGGAAGGAACCCATAAGCTTGGTCAGACTCTTGCTCTCACTGGTGAGCCGGAAGATGCTCACTATGTACAGATGAAGAATCCTTACTCTCTGCCTAGTGAAGATTCTTTAAAACGTTTTATTGCCAACGTCGGCGGGGAAGAAGAGGCCAAGAATATTTTAACAGATGGCGGCTACGATGGCATTGTTTACGGGATTGCCGAGAAGAATCCTAAGTACATTACATTTGATGATAAACAATATCGGCCGGTAGAGAAATTTAAAGCTGCGCACGATGTAGCCTGGAGCCGTGAACACGTCTATATCGCAGTCGAAAAACAGAATGTAGACCGGATTATAAACCAAGGTATAGGCCTGGATCCTAAAAAGAATAACGTTATTTACAGTGCCACACCAGAGAAGGCTATTGCTGGCGCCACTCTACCTGCGAGCGGAGATCGAAACGATCTAGTTGTCTTATCCGTACCGCGCGCAGAAGTAGAACAGGGCATTTATGAAACCAATGCAGCTACGATGGGTAAAGTTAAACGCGGAGCAATCGGCCCCGTAGAAGTTCTTCCTAGAGTAGAAGAAGGTCAAGGCGGACATGCGGGCGGCGGCGTTACATCTGTTGAAGAATTAGCGCGGCCCGGACGCTTCGTGAAGATTTCGAAGTCTGGTGAAGTTACTGATCAGGGAAAGACTCCTGATTTTAAATTGAAGGAAGGCGAAGCTGGTTACCAAGTTAAGCCGGATGGAACTTATGAACTGAAAGCTGGAGTTGAAACTCCACAAACCAAACAAGGCGTAGACGGGTATGCTCGAGTAGCGTTTCCTAAAGAAAGAATTCCTGTAGGTAAACGGCCGCCGGTAGCTGACGACATGCTCATTACTGAGAAGCGTCACATGCCCGGACACATACTCGAGCGTGATGAAGAAGGCAACGTGACCGGCCGGTCCACTCCGCTGCGGCCTCTTGGTGCCGAAGATCTCCCCGGAAATAATGCGCGATTCAATAATGCTTATACGCCTGCTGAGAAAGAAAATTATCTCAATGGGCTTCGCGCCGCTATGAAGCTGACGCCAGAACAGCAAGAAATTGCTAAGACTATTCGTAGCATATACGACTCCTCATTCCAACGCGCCTACGATAAAGGCATGATTCGGAGTTGGGTGGAAGCTTATCATCCCCAAGCGTGGGCCAACGATCCTGGCGGAATGTGGAAGTGGCTCTTCAACAAAGATAACGAGGAAGTGACGAATGGCGCATTGAATGATCTGCGCCACGACACGAATGACGGGCGGTTTGATACCAATGTCAACTCCGCTCGTCACCGTGTTTACAACACAGAATTCCAGGGTGTAATGGCTGGAGAAAAGTTTAAAAGCGACGATTTGGCTATGCATCTCTTCAATCATCTGCGTGCAGTTGAACATGCGGCTGCAGCCCGGGACTATATCAACGGACTTCGCAGGAATGATTCCAAAGCAGAAGACGGACGGCAGGCTGTTGTGTTGCAGGGCTCTGCCAAACGAATTGGTGGTGATGAGAATCCTGCGATCGCTATCAACCCGGAACGAGCACAGAAAATCCATATCGATCAAGAGAAGATCGCCAAGATGCGCGATGTAGATCCATCTACAGGAAAAAATGAACTGCAGACTGCACTCGAGAAAGGCATCATAGAGAAACTGCCTTTCACTGTCACGGATGAAGCCGGCAACAAAGTGCCAGCTTATGCTTATAGCACTGACGGATATGTGACGATCGATCATAGCGCGATGCGGGCCTGGGGCTACATTGGCCAGGATACTGCAGGCAACCCTGCCCTTATGGAAGGCAAGATGCTGGTCCATCCAGACTTTGCAGATCACGTTCGGCAAGTATTGGGTGTCGACACTTCCGCTGTTCGTCAGAGCAAGATACTCAGCGGCATCAATACCGCGGCCGG